GGTCGCGAGCGCTACCGCGAGCTCCACGCGGACGGCGTCGACGCATCCGCGACCCTCGGGGCCTGGAACGGGCTCCCCAACAAGCTACTCGTGGCTCGGCTGCGCGACATGCGCGAACGCGGGCTCACCGTCGAGCAAGCGCGCGAGCGCGGGATGAACGCGATCGCGACCGGCGCGGCGCGCGCGCAGAACGCGTCGTCGCTGCAGTTCTTCACGCCGGCGTGGTTCCTCGACGACAAGCACTTCGACCGCGACGCCGACACGTCGCCGGCGCAGGTTTCGCGGCCACGTGCGGGTCCGCGATCACCGCCACCCGAGCAACCCGTCCGCCGGATCAACCGCCTGTAGCCCACCGCGACCTCAAGCCGGAGAACATGAACAACCCATCGAACATCCGCGAGAAGACCCTCGTCGACGATCAGACACTCTCCCTCGAGCGCAGCGTCCTCGGCTCGTGCATCTGCTTCCCCGAGCGGTTGCGCGACTGCGAAGATCTCGAGGTCGACGACTTCGTCGACTTGCGACACAAGTCCGTGTTCGCGGCGCTCCGCAATCTCGAGGCGACGAACAAGCCGATCGACGTGCTCTCCGTCGAGATCGAGGTCAACCGCATCGGGAAGCTCGACGCGATCGGCGGCGTGGCGTTCCTTGGCGAGCTGATCTTGGCGTTTCCGACCATCGACAACTTCCTGATGTACGTCGGCGACGTGCGCGATCGCGCGCTGCGCCGGCGCATCGCGGTCGTCGCCGGAAACCTCGTCGAGATCGCGATGCGCGCTGGTTGTACAGGCGCCGAATTGCTCGACCTCGCAGGTCGAAACATCGCCGCACTTGAGAGTTCGAGGCCGAACGAAAGCGGCCCGGTCGCGATCGGCGAGCTCGTCGCGGCACGCTTCGAGAACGTCGAGCGCATCGCCGCGGCGCAGGCAACGGGCGAGGCCGGCGCGCTCACCGGCGCGCCCACCGGCGTCGACGAGCTCGATCGCAAGCTCGGTGGGTGGCGGTTCAAGATCGGCAACCTCATCGCCGCTCGGCCGGGCATGGGCAAGAGCTCGCTTGGGATCGCGACCGCAGACGCCTGCTCGGCGATCGCCGACGCGCACGCGAACATCGACATGGGCGTGCACGTGTTCTCTCTCGAGGACTCGATCGAAACGTACGGCGATCGCGTCCTCGCCGGCGCGTCGGGCGTTCCCGCGATCCGGCTCCGGCAAGCCGACCTCCGGCCTGGCGACGCCGGCGCGTGCGTCGACACGGTTCACCGCTTCCGGGCCCGACGGTTCTGGGAGGTCGACGACACCGCGGCGCTCTCCGCGGTCGAGATCGTTCGCCGATGGCGGCGCGCTCGCGATCGCATCCGCACGCGCGTGGTGATCGTCGACTACCTCCAGCTCATGCGGTCGCCCGATCCGCGCCTCCGCGAGGACCAGGCGATCGGCATGTCGCTGCAAACGCTGATCGACGCCGCGCGCGCCGACGACATCGCGCTCGTGGTCATGAGCCAGTTCAACCGCGAGCTCGAGAAGCGTGTCGACAAGCGCCCGCAGCTCGCGGACCTGCGCGGCTCCGGCGAGATCGAGGAGAAGGTCAAGCTCGCCGTCGGGATCTACCGCGGCTCGTACTACGGCGGCCGCCCGATCCGCGGCGTCGACTACGACTGCTCATGCCCGGAATCGGTGAAGAGCTGCTACCACGCGCCCACTGCCGAGGATTGGGCGCGGCAAGCGCAGCTCCTCGTGCTCAAGGGTGGCAACGGTCCCGTCGGCGTGATCAGCGCGAGCTGGCACGGGCCGACGATGAAGTTCTCGTAGCGCGCTCGCGCGCTGAACGTTCGACGAACGACACCACGAACAGGGAGACGACCATGGCGAAGAAGACGAAGAAGACGACGACGAAGGCGAAGAAGTCCACGAAGGGCAAGCAGACCGAGATCCCGGGCACCGAGCGCCCGACGACGCCGGCGATCGAAGAAGCCGCGGCCGCGCTGCGCGAGACGCGCACGGAATGGCAGGCACTCGGCCGCAAGATGGCCGAGCAGGAGGACGCGCTCGTCGAGGTGATGACTGCGGAGAAGTGCTCGCTCTACAAGTTCTCCGACGGCGAAGAGGACCTGATCGTCAAGCTCAGCGAGACCAAGAAGAAGGTCTCGATCAAGAAGGCGAAAGCGCCGACGTCGATGAAGGCCGAGGGGTGAGGTGTTCGATATGCCGAACCCTCGTGAGCAACACATCGCGCGTGCACTTCGCGAGCGCGGCGGCGCAGCGACCATGCCCCGGCAGCTGGAAGGCGAACGCGCTGGTGGAGTCGGTGACGCCGCCGGCGCCGCTGGCGGCGATCGAGGCGGCGTGGACGCGGATGTTCGCGCGCCGCTCGTGATCATCGTGCTCGGCATCCCTGCACCCAAGGGATCAGCGCAAGCGTTCTACAACGCGAAGACGCAGCGCGCGCACGTCGTGACCGGTGGCTCGAAGGTCACGCGCGAGAAGATGCGCTCGTGGGATGGCGCGGTGCGCGAGGCCGTGCACCACAAGCTCGGCCACCTGAACGCGCCGCTCCACGTGAAACGCCCGCTCGAGGTCGAGATCGTGTTCGGGCTCGCGCGCATCGCTGGACACTGGGGCACTGGCAAGCGCGCGGGCGAGCTCAAGCCGAACGCGCCGCGCTACCCGATCGTCAAGCCGGACATCGACAAGCTCGCGCGCGCCACGCTCGACGCGATGACCGGCTCGGTGTTCTCCGATGACTCGTGCGTCGCGCGGCTCACCTGCACGAAGGTCTACGCGGATCCCGGACACGAGGGCGCGACGATCACGGTGAGGTCGCTCGGATGACGGCGCCGAAGATCTTGACGGAGGATGAGCTCACCGACCTCGCGATCTGGGCGTCGCTCGACCTCGACTCGGAAGGGTGTGACCAGGTCCAGGCGCTGGTCGCCGAGGTCCGCGAGCATCGCGCTCGAGCGGCGGCGCCGATCGATACCGGCGTCCGGTGCGAGAGCTGCGGCAAGCCCGGTACGAGCATGTGCGCTCCTTGCCGCGCTGCGTGCACGTGTGAGGGGTGCCAGAAGGCCCGCGCGGTCGCCCCTACCGAACACGAGCAGACGCGGGAGGGCTCCGGGTGAGCACGTACGAGGACCGCCTTCTCGCCGGGCAGTGCACGCGCTGCAAGCTCGTCCTGCCGAAGGACTACCCCTACTCGCTGTGCGCCGACTGCACCGCGCGAAAGAAGCGCGTCCAGCGGCGCTACGATCGACGGACGCGCGCGCGCCGCGCGATCGAGGGGCGATGCACGTACTGCGAGCAGCCTCGGCTCCCCGGCTTCTCCGTGTGCGCCGGTCACCGTGTGCAGAAATCGACAACCCCTCGCGAGATTGTCGATCGTTCTGCGGAACGACTCGCACGGTTGCGCGAGCTCGTGACCGACGACACGACGTCGAGCAGCGATCGCGATGGTGCTTCCAAGAATGCGGGTCACGCGGATGTGCGCGACCTGAGGATCGCGGCGCTCTCGCTCGCCACGGCCGCCGAGCAGCTCGAGCGCGAGCTCGACGACCAGGCCGCCGCGCGCGCCGCCCTCGCCGTCGTGGAGGTCGCCGTGCTCGCCGTCGAGGAGGTGCTCGCGCGCCGCGGCTACGTGCGGAAGGGCGCGATCGCGCCGAGCTCTCCGACCGCCCCCGCGGACCAACCGCCGATCGGCGCGACGTGCGCGGTCTGCGGCGTGCGCCCGGCTTCGCAGTGGGACGCGGTCGACGGCAAGCGCGTGCCCTCGTGCGCGTCGTGCGCCGCCGACGTCGAGGTCGAGGATCCACCGCCGCCGCCGGGCCTGCGCGAGCGGATCCTTCGCGTGCTCGCACGCAGCGACGGCATGTCGGTCGACGAGATTGCCGAGGCGCTCGGCGAGGCGGATGCCCCGGGACGGAATCGGATCGGCGCGTCGCTCGCGCGCGCGGCGCACGACGGACAGGTGCGGCACACCGGAGGTCGAATGTCCCGCGTGTACCACCTGGTGAGCCCGTGACGCGTCGGCGCGCCACGAAGTCGCCCGTAGCCGCGCCGACGCCGAAGCGCAAGCGCGGGCCGCGCGGGATGCACGACGAGGTGCTGCTCGAGGAGTCCGTGGAGGACCCGGAGCAGCTGTTCGTGCGGCTCGAGGGCGATGACGAGCTCACGAAGGCGCGCGTGATCGCGGCCGAGCTCGCCGGCGCCGGCGCCAAGCAGAACAAGCGCGCACCGGGCAACGAGGTAGCGCCCCGTCGCGATCACCGCCGCCGACTGGTCGAGCAGGTTGAGGAGTGGCTCGCCTCGGGGAAGAGCTTCACCGAGACCGTCGACCTCTGTGTAGCCGCGACAGGTTGCCATCCCTCGACCGCGGCATCGGCGATCGGGATGGTTCGCGCGCGGTGGAAGGCCGCCGACGAGGCGACGATCGAGGACCGGCGCGCTCGCTTCAAGGCGCGGATCGAGCACGCGTGGAACAAGGCACTCGACGCCGGCGACTTCCGCGCGATCGCGGTGCTCGCGCGCACGCTCGCCGACGTCGAGGGGGTTCGCGCGCCGAAGGAGGTCAAGCTCTCGGGATCGGTCGGAGTGCGGCCGGTCGCGGCGATGACGCCCGAGGAGCGCCGCAAGGAGATCGAGGAGCTCACCGCGCGCCGCGCGGCCGCTGGCGGACTCGCGATCGCCGCGCCCGCCAACACGCACGGAGCTTTCACGCCCGCCGTGCCACCGACCATCAACATCGAGGCCGTCGCGCTGATCCCGACGGCGCGGAAGGATCGACCGTGAGCTCGAAGACACCCGTGATGTTGACGCAGGCGGCGATCGAGCAGCTCGAGCAGTCGTTCCGCGGGATCGAGCGCCAGACCGCGCCGGCGCTGTTCGAGCCGAGCAGCCGCATGATGTCGGCGCGCGAGCGGATCGCACTTGGCGTCGCCCGGTTCGCGCTCGACGCTTACCGCGACATCGTCGAGCTCGCAGGCACCGGCGCGCAGCTGGCAGGCACCGGCGCGCAGCTGACAGCGCTTGTCGCGCCCGTGATGCGCGAGATCGTTGCCGAGATCGAGATGGCCGTCGACGTGGTGACTTCGAAGGGCTGGTCGTTCGAGGCGATCTCGATCCAGATGTTCAAGTTCACGCCCGGCCGGATCGCACTCGCCCTCGAGGACGCCAACGCAGCCGACGGCGGCGCGAGCGCGGTGCAAGTTCACGTGTTCGAGCTCGAGCTCAGGAAGCCGACGCCACCGAAGTGGTTGATCGGAATCGAGGCGCGGTGGTTGACGCGCACCGGGAGACACGAGGACGTGCCAACGCCGCCCGCGAAGGACGAGCCAGCGGGCGGGTGACCTCGTAGCGATTCCATCGCCGCGCGGCACCGCGCGCGAGCTCGGCGGCCAGGAGCTCGGCGAGCCGTGGGTCGCTGGTGAGGTCGGCGACCTTGCGGAGCGCGATCGCCGCGGCGCGGCCTGCGTGCGCGGGCCATGGCTCGGTCGTCGTGGTTTCACGTGCGACGCGCGCTGCCCACACCTCGCCTCGGCACTGCGCGACGCCGCGTAGCTGCGCGAAGGAGTCCGCCACGCACGAATCGCAGAGAGCATCGCGCGGGCACGGGCAGGTCATTCGCGAAGCGTAGGCGATCCGTCTGATCGGCCGTCGAACACCGCCGATAGCGTCGACCTCGGCACGTGACCGAGCAGGCCACCTACACGACCTCCGACGAGTCGCGGCTCCTCGAGCTGCTCCGGTGGGAGGAACAGGGCGAGACGCTCCGCGAATTCATCGGGCGCGTCTCGCCGCACCTGCCGTCGCTGCGCCACCTGCAACCCGTGCTCGACGTGTTCGAGCGCACGCGGCGCGAGCGCGTGCTCGCGGTGATCGCGATGCCGCCGCGCCACGGCAAGACGGTCACCGCATTGCACGCCGTCGCGTGGCGCATCCTGCGCGATCCGGTCCTGCGCCACGCGTACGCAACGTACGGATCGAGCCTGTCGCTCGCGGGATCTCGCGCCGCGCGCCGCATCGCGCTCGCCGGCGGCGTCGACCTCGCGAAGGACGCGGCCGCGCTCTCCGACTGGCGCACGGAGCAGGACGGCGGGTTGCTCGCGACCGGCGTCGGCGGCCCGCTCACCGGGCGCGGGATCACCGGTATCGCGCTCGTCGACGACACGCTCAAGAACCGCAAGCAGGCCGAGAGTCGTCGGATCCGCGATGACACGTGGGAGTGGTTCACCGACGTCGTGTGGACGCGCCTCGAGGGCAACGCGTCGTGCATCGCGATCGGCACGATGTGGCACCCGGATGACCTGCTCTGCCGGCTGCTCACGCGCGGCGCGGGCGCGGACGGCGTGCGCTTCGAGCTCGTACGCCTACCTGCGATCGCGGACGAGGAGCAGGACCTCATCGGGCGCGCCCTCGGCGCGGCGCTGTGGCCCGAACGCTACGGCCTCGAGAAGCTCGCCGAGATCCGCACGCTGCTCGGCGAGTACTCCTTCGCGTCGCTGTACCAGCAGCGCCCGCGGCCGCGCGGCTCGCGTGTGTTCGGCGAGCCCGGTCGCTTCCGGCTGGCGGACTTCCGGCTCGATGGCCACCGCGTGTGCATCTGCGCCGACCCCGCGGCGACGGCGTCGACGCAGAGCGACCACAGCGCGGCGCTCGTGCTCGCGATGAAGGGCGAAGGCGTGAACGAGCGCGGGTGGATCATCGGCCACCTGCGCGGGCAGTGGGAGATCCCCGACAACCCGCACGAGATCGACAAGGAGACCGGCGTGCAGGGCACGCGGGGCGTCGTTTCGCGCCTCCGCGTGATGCAGCTCGAGTGGGGCGGCGTCGCCGTCGTGGTCGAGGCGGTCGCCGGGTTCAAGGCGGTGCCGCAGATGCTCCGCGCGATCGATCCGAACCTGCGCGTGGTCGAAGCGCCGGCGGTCGTCGACAAGTTCACGCGCGCACAACCCGCGGCCGCGGCGTGGAACAGCGGGCGGTTGATGATCGCGACCGATGCGCCGTGGGCCGCGGCGATGATCAAGCGCTTCCAGGCGTTCACCGGGAACAACGACCCCGACGACGACGAGATCGACGCGTGCTCGCACGGGTGGAACGCGATGCACATCGCGACCGACGAGAGCGATCGCAGCGGCGCGCGGAGCCCGAACCCATTCGGATGATTCGAAATGCGGATCCCGATTTCGGGTAGGTGCGCACCTCCATGTTGATCTCGTGAAGCAGGAGGGCGAGCGTGTCGGCATGCAGCATCACGTTTGGATCGTCGAGAATCGCAACCTCCCACACGAGGTCGCGGCCTACCGCGTCTTGTCCCTGCAGAACCACGGCCCCGTGACGGCCGTGCATGGTGGGATGCACGGCACTCCAACGTTCGGCTCGCTCGCCGACGCGATGAAGGCGGCGCTCGCAGCGGCCGACGCCGACGAGATGCGCCTCATTCAGGTGGTCACCCTTCCGAGCGCGACATCGGCGATCGGTGGCGAGCCAGCGCTCTACTTCTTTTTTGTGCGGGAGTAGCGCGTCGAACGTGGCTGCGAAGGTCGCGACATGGCGATCCGCTGCAAGTTCAAGCTCGACTCCATCAAACGCACCGCCAACGGTGGTGCCTACATCGAAATGTTCCCCGTGAGCTCCGGCTCGGAGGAGAACAAGCAGTTCTACTCGGAGGAGAACAAGCAGTTCTACAAGTACACGCCGAGCGGTCAGCTCGTCTTCGGCACGGTCAACGAGGCCGTCGCCGATCAGCTCAAGCTCGGCGCCGAGTACTACATCGACATCACGCCCACCGACGCGCCCGCGACCTGACGCGTCGAACGCGAGTGCGAGCGTCTGCGCATGACGACGGTCAACGGCCTCGCCACGCAGACGGACCGGGAGATCGCAGCGCTCGACCTCGGCAACGACATCGCGGCCGTGGATGCCGCGCGAGCCGCCGGTGCTGGCGTCCGAGCGAAGCTCGACAAGCCGGGCGAGACCGAGGCCACGACCGGTGTCGTGTACGCCTCGCTCGAGGCGCGCAACCCCGAGTACCTCGGCGACTTCTGGGCCGAGTGCCGCGCGCTCTACGCCGGCGGCGCGCGCCTGCTTCGCGACGAAGCCGTGATGGACCGCCTGTTCCCGAAGAACGGCGCCGAGGCCGATGACATCTACAAGGCGCGCCGCGCTCGCGCGTTCTTCCTCGCCTACCCGGGCGAGATCATCGACCACCTACTCGCCGGCCTTGCGCAAGACCCGCTTCACCTGTCCGCCGGGCTCGACGAGAAGACCAACGAACCGAAGCCGCTCCCGCCGTGGTGGGCCGAGTTCGACGAGCGCGTCACGCCCGATGGCGTCGACAAGCGCGCGCTTCACACGTTCGCGATCGACGCGATGCGCGAGATGTTCATCACGCAATCGGCGTGGATCCTCGTCGACCTGCCCGCGCGCGATCCCAACGCGCCCGCGCCGGCGAACCTGCTCGAGGAGGAACGCGCCGGCCTCCGCGATCCGTACCTGTGCCTGATGCCGAGCGACAACGTCGTCGACTGGGAGGTCGATGACGAGACCGGCGAGCTCGAGTGGGCGCTCTGCTACTGGCGCACGAAGCGCCGGCCGTCGATCCGCGCGCGCCGCACGATGGTGACCGAGCGGTGGCTCGAGTGGACCCGCGAAGGATGGCGCAAGTACGAGTGGTCGTGGGACCCGGCGACGCCGCCGAAGAAGGATGCGGTTGTCCCGCTCGTCGATCAAGGAACGCACCCGTTCGGCCGCGTGCCGCTCGTTCGGCTGCAGGTCCCCGACGGGCTGTACGCGATGGGCAAGCTCCACAGCCCGGCGCGCGAGCACTTCAACAAGCGCTGCGCGGTCGCGCACGCCGAGAACATGTCGCTGTTCGCGGTGCTCTACGAGTTCAACGGCCCCGACAACGGCGCGGCGTTCACGCCGAAGATGGGCACGGCGACGTCCGCGGCGCAGCAGGACCCGCGGCGATCGATCAACCAGGTCCGCGGTCAGGGCTACACGCAGGTACGCGGCCACCAGGACGACGCGCGCTACGTCGGGCCCGACACCGGCCCGTTTAAGGAAGCTCGCGAGTCGTGCGCCGAGCTGATGCGCGAGATGCACCGTGTGATGTTCTCGATGGCGTTGTCCGCGAACATGGACGCGGCAGCGCTGAAGCGCAGCGGTGACTCGAAGGAGGAGGACAGCAAGTCGATCGCGGCGATCTTGCTGAAGGTCGGCGAGATCCTCCGTCAGGGATTCGGCGCGATCCTCGAGCTCGTCGCGAAGGTGCGCGGTGGTGAGTCGATCCCGACCGTCACCGGCGGCGAAAAGTTCGACGCCGACTCGGTCGCCGCGGCGATCGAAGAAGCCACGAACCTGCTCAACGGCGTGCCGATGCGCTCGCCGACGTTCATGCGGCTGTACCTGTATCGGCTCTACAAGCGCGCCCTCGGGCCCGACGCGCGACTCGATGACCTCGAGGAGATCCGCGACGAGCTCGAGACGGCGATCACCGCCGAGATGATGCTCATGCAGGACGGCCAGGCGATGCCGCCCGTCGGCCAGGACGTTGCGCCGGACGGCGCCGATGACGAGCCCGACGAGGACGAAACGCCGGAGAAGCCCGCGGCTGCACCCGCCAAGGCGCCGGCGAAGGGCGCGCCGGGAACGAAGCGCATCATCGCGTCCGGCGGCGATCGCGGGAAGCGGTAGCTTGTGGCGTGCCCGCACGGCGCCGGCGCGCCGAGCTCGTGCTCGCAGTGCCTCGGCGCGACCGCGCGGCGGGTCGACCTCACGGATGGTGTCGTCGCGATCGACGGCGCCGCGGTCGGGACCACGCGAGAACACGAGCTCGCAGCCGAGGAAACGCTGCTCCACCTGCCATCCACGCGTCGCGGCGGCCGCGCCCCTCGCCGATGTTCGCGCTGCGGCGGCGTCGGCCACACGAAGCGGCGCTGCGCGAGCTGAGGCCCGACCGTGCGCACCGTCGAGGACCTCGTCAACTCGATCGCGCGCGACGTGCTCGCGCTCGAGGATGCCACGCTCCGCGCCATCATCCCGGCGCTGGTCGACGCGCGCCACGAGCTCGAGCGCGACCTGCGCGCATGGCTCGCCGACCACAGCGACGGCGCCGAACGCTTCACCGCACAGGACCTGCGACGTGCGCTCGCCTCGGTCGATGCCGCGCTCGAGACAATCTCCGAGTCACGCCCGCAGATGGAGTCGGCGATGGTCGCGGCCGCGCGCGCCGGCGCGACGATGGCGGTCGACCACATCCGCTCCGAGCTCGCGATGCACGCGACGCAGTTCGGCGCCTCCGTCCGTCCGACGAAGCTGTCGAGCGCCGCCGTGATGGCGCGCGCACAGCACGAGATCATCCCCCGGATCGCCACGAGCGCCGCTCGCTACGTGCAGACCGTCCGCGAGGACATGCGCCACCAGTTCGCGCTCGGGCTCGTGCGCGGCGAGAACTTCGAGCAGCTCACGAACCGGTTGCGACGGCTCGGCGGCCCGCGAGGTCTCGTCGCGCTTCGCGGGATCGCCGGCGATCCGGGTGCGCAGGTCGAGCACATCGCTGAAGGCCTATTCGCGCGCTACCGGCACTGGGCCGAGCGCGTCGTCCGGACCGAGGTCATCAACGCCTACAACGTCGAGCACGTCGCCGGGATCGAGGAACTCAACGACGAGCTCGCGGCCGACGGCCAGACGGCACTGCAACAGCGGTGGGACTCCACGCCGGACTTTCGCCGGTGCTCGTTGTGCGCGGCGCTCGACGGCCAGGTGCGCGCGATCGGCGACGAGTTCGCGCCCGGCGTGCTGCGCCCACCGCGGCATCCGAACTGCCGGTGCGTCGTCGTCGCGTGGGATCCGTCGTGGGATCCGCACGCCGTGGTTGGGAAGCAGAAGGCAAAGGGCACGAAGCAGCGGAAGCAGCCGAGGCAGCCCAAGCCGCCGAAACCCACGGCACCGCCGAGCTCGAAGCCGCCGCGCGCGCCGAAGAAGCCGGTGTCCCAGGCGCCACCGGCCACGCCCACACCCGCAGCCGCGCCGGGCGACAAGAACGCGCTCGCCGCAATCGCGAAGGTCGCAGGCGGCGACCTGGTTGGCGCGCGGCGGCTGATCGAGCAGGATCTCGGTGCGCGCAGGCTCTCGCCGCACTTCCACACACCAGGTAACGACGTCGTTCGCGTGCAACGCATGAAACCGGGATTGCGCGGCTCGCATGCGTGGTCCGGCGAGATCGCCCTCGCGAAACCCGTCGCCGGCGACGCCTCGAAGTTCGCGACCGCGGTGAACAAGAGCGAGAAGAACGCCAAGGCGATCCGCGCGACGCTCGAGGAGTCCGCGCGCCGGCGTGATGCGTCGATCGCGAACCCCTCGATCCCATTCGTTCGCACCGCACGGATGCAGAGCCTCGAGAAAGGCGCGCAGGGGTTGCGGACGCTCGTGCACGAGACCACACACGGGTACGGGCCCCTGCGTGCGTGGGAGTACAGCGGGGCGGGCGTTCTTGTCGAGGAGATCACCACCGAGCTCGTGGCGCGCCGGTATCTCCACGACAACTTCGGCTACAGCCGCGAGCTCGGGTCGTATCAGGACTACATCAACCGTGCGATCGACGCGACCAAGGCCGCGCTCGGCTTGGATCGGCCCGCCGCGCTCGATGCGCTCGATCGAGCGTCGCAGACGTTCCGCGGTGATGCGATGCCGACCTCGGGCGCGCTGTCGTCGAACCAGCTACCGCCAGTCAGCCGGCTCGCGAAGCACATCGCGGCCGCGTCGCCGGCGAAGGCCCCCGCCGACAACACGCCCGACCGGACGCTACACTTCGAAGACAAGTCGGAGGCGACGCCGCACGAATGGGCGATCGTCACCGCGCTGAGGAAACACCTATGACCGAACCGAAGAACGTCTCCGATCTCCCGCGCAACGACGTCGCCGCGTGCGAGCGATTCTACCGCGCGCGGGGAAAGCTGGGGATCGAGAGCGACGAGGCCGAGGTGATGCTTCGGCTGCAGGACGACCCGAGCGAGCTCGAGGCGAAGATGATGAAGTGGAAGATCCGGGACCCGATCGCCGGTCGGAGCTGACGCGTCGAACCGCTGCTCTAGCGTGGCCTCACACGCACAGGAGCACCATGCCACCGAAGAAGAATCCGACGAAGAAGCCGAACGACGACGACCAGGACGAGGACGGTGACGAGGGAGGTGATGGCGGCGGCGGCGACGATCGCCCGGTCACTCGCGCCGAGATGATGAAGGCGATCAACGGCGCCGTGAGCGGCCAGCTCGCGCGCAAGCTGGCGCCGGCGATCGAGGCCGGAATGGCGCCGGTGCTCGAGCGCCTCAACACGCTCGCGCCGAAGCAGGCGCAGAACGACGACGAGGACGACGGCGACGACCAGGGCGAGGACGCGCGCCCGAAGCCCGCCAAGAAGAGCGCGGCCGAGTCGAAGCTCGAGCGCCGCACCGCTGCGCTCGAGCGCGAGCTCAAGGAAGCGCGCGAGAAGAACGCCAAGGAAGAAGCTCTCCGGAAGAGCGCGACGATCGAGAGCACGCTGACCGAGCACCTCACGAAGGTCGGCGTCAACCCGTTGCAGATGCGCGGCGCGCTCGCGGTCCACAAGTCGTCTGCGTTCGTCGACGACGCCGGCAAGGTCCGTTTCAAGGTGCAGCGCGACGGCTACGAGGAGGACCTGGAGCCCGCGACCGCGCTCGGAGAGTGGGCCGCGACCGACGAGGGCAAGAGCTACCTCGCGCCGAGCGGATCCAGCGGCGGCGCTGGCGCACGCGCACCGCGGGGGAACGGACCGCAGGGGCGCGCGCCGAAGAACACCCCCGAGGGCAAGGCGATCGCGGTGCAGGAAGCGCGCGGGAGCCTGCTCTCCGCGGTCGGCGAGCTCGTCGCGGGCGGCTCGATCACCGTCGAGTAGTTGACGGCGTAGGACGAAATCGGCACAAGCGGTTCACGGTCACCGGGCAACCGATGACACGCACGACCGGACGAGCTCCGGGACGCACGCCAGCACGCGGCAAGTACGCGTGACGCACGCATCCCGGAGCTCTCGAAATGTCCGATCGTACGTTCGCAAATATCGCCGCGGCGCTGGCCACGCTCTTCGCCGACCGCATCTCGACGCAGATCAACCGCTCCACGGTCCTCCTCGGTCTCGTGCCCGTCGGCAACGGCCCGGGCAAGAACATCTCGTGGAACGTCCAGTTCGGCTCCGCGGTCGGCACGCCGATCGCCGACGGCGCCGACGTCGTCACCTTCAACAACGACGACAAGATCCCGGCGACGCTCGACTACGCGACGATGCACGACGCGTTCTCGGTCACCGGGAAGGCGATGGCGGCGGCGGCGAACACGCGCAACCCGACCGAGCTCGAGGACCTGTTCGGCGACGAGCTCACGGACTCCGTCGGGCGCCTCGCGAAGGGCATCTCGCAGGCGCTCTACACCGGCACCGGCGTCACCGATCACATCATGGGTCTGTGCGACCCGACGTCGGGCGCGCTGATCGACACCGGCATCTACGCGAACGTCAACCGCGCGACGTACCCGCAGTGGGCGTCGAACCTCGACACGAACGGCGGCGTTCCTCGCGCGCTCGGCTTCGGCGTGATGCGCTCGATGCGGACGAGCATCTACGTCGCCTCCGGCATCATGCCGGACCTGATCGTCACGACCCCGCAGCTCCACGGGAAGTACGGCGACCTCTTCACGAGCAACCGTCGCTACTCGCAGGACGTCGTGCTCCGCGGGAGCAAGATCACTCTCACCGGTGGCTACGGCGCGCTGTTCTTCGACGAGACGATCCCGGTCGTCGCCGACGTCGACTGCCCGGCGGGCGAAATGCTGTTCCTCAACACGTCGTTGATGAACGTCGCGCAGCTGCCGGATCCGTCGGAGGCGATCTCGCAGGCGATGGGCAAGGTGAGCGTGACCGGCGATGCCGAGGAGCAGTTCGGCGCGCCGAGCGGCAAGCTCACCGCGCGCATCAACCCGCTCGGTCGCACCGGCGACAAGTTCAAGTTCCAGCTCATCAACTACCCGGCGCTCCGCGTGAAGCGCTGCAACGCGATGGGTCGGATCACGAACCTCGACTACACGCTGTAGTCGTCGTCGCGGTCGAGCTCGCGCACACGGGCTCCATCGAACACGGCGCGTAGCGTGAGCGCGCCTAGGAACGGCACAGGAGAGCCCGATGCACCCCACGAAGACCAAGGTCAACCGCACCATCTCGATGACGAACATCAGCGACCAGGCGATCACGATCCACATCGGCGGATCGCCCGGCGACGGTGTCACGGAGCACGTCATCGAGCCCGGCGGCGCGCAGCACTTCCACGAGAACTACTGCAAGCCGGTCGCCGGTGCGGGAACCGAGAACATGCCGCCGATCCTCGCGCGGCACTCGTTGCGCGAGTGCGCCGACGGCGTGCGCCGCCCGATGCTCGTCCCCACCGCCGAGGCCGACAAGACGAAGGCGGCGTACGCGGAGGCTATCCGGCGCAACCTCAAGGCCAAGGCGGACAAGGCGAAGGCCGAGGCCGAAGCGAAGAAGGGGGCCGCGTAGTCGCGCGCGCCGCCGATGCTCACCGACGATCAGAAGCTCGACATCCGCCTCTACCTGGGGTGGAGCGAGCGTTTCCACCAGTTCGACAGCGGGCTTGAGATGGCGATCCGCGCCATCGACGGCGACCCTGCGACGCCGGCGGCGACGCGCGTGCTCGGGCTGATCGACGAGTGCAAACGCATCGACACCGCGCTCGTCCAGGCCGAGCGCCGCCTCAAGGCGGTGTCGGTCGGTCCGATCGATCTCAACGGCGCGGAGATCTCACAGCTCCGCGATCGCGGCCGTCAATTCGTCGGCCGCATCGCGACCATTCTCGGTGTCGAGGTTCGCAACGACATCTACGGTGCCGGCCTGCCGTCGACGCGCGCGAGCGCGATGGGCATGACCGGCGGAGGGAACCGCCAGCTGATCGGCTGAGCGCGAAACGCTTCGGGGGTCCACCGGTGTCTCCCTCTCCCTGTGCCGGCCGGTGGATCCCCCGTCTTCTCGACGGGAACAGGGAAGGACAACGACCATGACCGCATCCGCCAAGAGTTCCCAGATCGTCTCGCCGGCGTTCCTCACCCAGGGCGAGACCACCGCCGCCGAGCGCACGCTGCTCGTTCACCTCGTCGCGACCGCCGACCAGTCCGACGTCGCGGCGATCGTCCCGGTCGTCACGCTGTCGAAGGCCGGCGCCGCGTTCGCCGCGATGGCCGGCGCGATCACCGAGCTCGCGAACGGCTGGTACAAGATCGTCCTCGCGACCGCGGACCTCGACACGAAGGGCGTCCTCGGCATGCGCGTCACCGGCACCGGCGCCGACACGGCGTGTGGCGGCGCGCAGGTCGAGGCGATGGACGTCAACACCGCCACGGTGAACCCGGGCGCGAGCGGCATCAACGCGGCGGCGTTCTCGAGTGATGCGCTCGCAGCGATCTCCGCGCCGCTCAACGTCACGCAGAAGCACTACGCGCTCTCCGCGAACGGCGATCCGGCCGTGAGCATGCAGGGCGCGCAGGACTGCTACGTCGACGTCGGCGGCACGTTCGGTGGCGGCTCGGCGCAGGTGCAGACCTGCGAGAACCCGTCGGCGACGTCGCCGAGCTGGACGAACAGCGGCGGCGCGCTCTCGTCGGCCGGTCGCGTGACCGTCCCCGGCCCGCACAACGCCGTGCGCGTCCACTTCACCGGCTCGACGTCGCCGGCGCTGACCGTCGACTTCACCATCCGTACGCCGCGCAGCTAACCGAGCAAGCACGTGACCGTCCCCGTCCTCACCGGCTCCGCGACCCTCGACGACGAGGTGCTCGTGGACGCGCTCGTGCCCGACGTCATCGACGGGCTCCGGGAGGATCTGCATCCGCAGTTCGGCGTGCGCGCGTATCGGATGTACCGCGTGATCCGCACGTGGAGCGGCGCCGAACCCGGCGAGGGCACGTACACCGACGTCGCAGTCGAGCTCCGGCCGCAGCCGCGCGTCGAGGTGTGGGACGGGCTTCGCTACGTGCAGGCGGCGTGCGGCATCGAGGAGCTCGGCGACGTCCGGCTCACCGAGGTGTCGCTCTCGTACACGTTCGCCGACATCACGGGCGGCGTGCTCGCAGCGAACGTCGAGGTGTTCATCGCGATCGGCGAAGCGCACGGGCAGGCGCAGCCGACGCGGCTCTACACGTTCGCGATGCCGCCGTTCGTCGATCGCGAGAAGACGATGGGTTGGGTGATCGCACTGCACCGTGTGCAGACGGGGGCTCCGTGGGCGCCGACGTGATCGCGATCGGCATCGAGGACCTGCCCGCCGAGCTCGCGCGCGCGGAGGGCGCCGTGCTGCGCGCGGTCGTGCGCGGCATGCGTCTCGGCTGCGAGCGCGCGCGCGCGATCATGGTGAAGCGCACCCCGACGGATCGCGGCGAGCTGCGCGCGTCGTGGAAGGTGAAGGCCGGCGAGCTCGCGACCGAACTCATCAACGACGCGCCGCACGCCGGCATCGTCGAGCTCGGCGCGCGCCCGCACAAGGTGTCAGCCGAAGGGTGGGCAGCGATCTACGAGTGGGTGCGTCGCCACCCGGCGCTGTACGGGCAGAAGCGCGCCCGCACGAAGGTGAGCGGCACGCTCGCCGACCTCGCGCGCATCGGACCGTTCAAGGGTCTCGACACCAAGATCAGCTCGATCACGTGGGCGATCGTGAAGAAGATCAACCGCGAGGGCCAGAAGCCCACGTTCTTCGTCCAGAAGTCGATGGACGAGCTCCGCGCAGCGCTCGCGTCCGAGATCGAAAAGCAGCTCGCGCGCGTGCAGCTCGGCAACGGCGCGCCGCGGGGAGGTCGCTGATGTCGATCGTCCGCATCGAGGCGTTGAAGGCGCTCAAGGCGGTGATCGCCGCGGCCGTGCCCGCGCTCACCGCCGACAACATCATTGTCGGCCAGGCGCCGAGCGGACGCACGCAGACGTACCCGACGCTCACGCTCGGGTTCGCAGCGCTGTCGTTCGAGCCGGCGCAGGAGATCGAGTCGGCGACGATCGGGCCCGCGACCGACGGCGTCGTCGTGTTCAACGTCGGCGCGTGGTCGGGCCCGCTGCAGATGCGCATCGTCGCGACCACGGTCGGCGAGCGCTACGAACTCGAGCAAGCGGTACTCGACTGCTTCCTCGCGCGCGAGGGCGCACCCGGCGTCATCGTCACGCCGATCACGTCGACGCCCGACCTCGGCGACTGGATCGCCGCGTTCGAGCTCGACTCCTCGCAGTGGATCGACGTCGACGCCTTCGACCGCAAGCTCGAGAGCGTGATCACCGTCAACGCTGTCGTGCCGGCGCTCACCGTGCGCACGCACGTCTACGAGATCACCACGCTCGTGCTCGGCCTGACCGAAGACTTCGACGCCGTGTTCACGCCCTCCACCCTCACGCCACCCGCGGCCGAGGTCGTGCAGATCCACGACGACGGCTCGATCACGCCCTACACGCCCTGAGGAGTTCGCCATGACCGACATCTACTTCTCGACCAACCCCAGCGACTACACGCAGCTCGAGGGCCTCTACGTCGCCGAGCAGAACCCGCCCGGCTTCATCCAGGGCATCCCGCTCACCACCGTCGGCATGGGCGGCAAGTGCGTGCGCGGTCCGCTCAAGCCGGTCGAGATCACCTCGCCCGGGCGCTTCCTCGAGGTGTTCGGCGGCCGCGATCGCACCGCGAACGGCACCGGCGGCGCACGCCTCGGCGAGGTCCACGGCGCGCTCTGCAACAAGAAGTTCGGCAAGCTCGTCGTCCGGCGCGTCGCCGCCGCCGACGCGACCAAGGCGTCGCACACGTTCCCCGATGCGGTGCCGACCGGCATCCTGCGCGTCGACGCGAGCTCGGTCGGTGGCTGGGGGAAGGATGTGACCGCGACCGTCGGCGATGCCACGGATGCGAACGCGCAGCACTTCAACGTCTCGGTCGTCTACCTCGGCAAGACGTACCTGATCGAGAACGTCGACTTCACGACCGGCAACGACAACTCGGCGCTCAAGGTCGGCACGGACGACGGTCGCATCGTCGACCTCGTGAAGCTCGCCGACGGGCGGCCGGTCAACGGCTCGAGCACGCTGTCGACCGGCGGCTCGGATGGGACGCTCGCCGTCACCGACTACAACGCCGCGATGAACGAGCTCGCGGTCTACCCCGACGTGCCGATCGTGCTCGTGCCGGAGGTCGTCGCCGGGTCGGTCGCGACGTTCCACTCGAACCTCGTGACGCTCGCCGCGTCGGTCTCGGATCGGTGGTTCCTCACGTGGGCACAGGCGCACGGCGTCGCCGTCGCGACCGAGGTCGCGCAGGTCGCTGCGCAGATCACCACGCGCTCGGATCGCATCTGGTGGTTCAAGAACTCGCCGTACACGCTCGATCCGGACACCTCCGCGGAGTTCCAGACCGCTCCGCACGTGTGGGCGGCGTCGATCCTGTCGCAGACCGACGTCGACGTGCACCTGGGCGCGTACGCGAACGCGCCGCTCGCGGCGGGCATCACGCGCCTGACCGAGAACGCGCTCTCGCGCGACGACCTCAAGGCGCTCAAGGCGGCCGGGATCTCGACGTTCGAGCGCCAGCCCGAGGGCTTCATCATCCGCTCGGCGGTCACGACGTCGCTGCAGCCCGGGAAGACCGAGATCCAGCGTCGGCGCCGCGCCGACTACCTCATCCTGTCGGCGAGCTCGCGCCTCCGCTCGAACGTGAAGGCGAAGAACACGCGCGCGCGCCGCGCGCAGATGGCGAGCGAGCTCACGGCGTTCTCGCAGAACGACCGCGCCAAGGAGCACGTCGTCGAGGAGTTCGCGATCGATCAGGTGACCGTGAACAACGACGCCGATCGCTCGCAGGGCGTCGAGAAGATCCTGTGGCGCGTGAAGCTCATCGACGACATCTTGGCGCTGGTCCTCCTCCCGGACATCGGCACCGGCGTCGTCATCGAGCAGACGGCCGCCTAACCACCGTCGAGAAAGAACGAGGAGCACCACCATGTCTCAGCGCATTCGCGGCCAAGAAGCCACCCTCCGTCTCTCCGTCGACGGCCAGGTGATCAACGGTTCCATGTTCAAGGTGAAGGACTTCGACTTCACCCCACGACAGGACATCGTCGAGACGGAGTTCTGCGGCGAGGACGAGACCGATCTCGACTTCCAGCACCACGGCTTCGACGTGTCGTTCTCCGTCGACGTGCTCGATGCCGCGACGATCGACCTCCTCACCAAGATCGTCAACCGCGAGCTCTCCCACCTCGCGCACCCGACGATCGTGCTCACCGTCATGTACACGTTCCGCGAAGGCGCGCTCGCCGGCGGCGGCCGCGTCGTCTCGTATCACACGAACTTCATCCTGAAGCAGGGCGCCGAGGGCGCGGGCGGCCGCAAGGAGTACGTGAGCGTGAAGTACGAGGGGAAGTGCAAGAAGCGCGACGTCCTCACGCTGTAGCGCTCGATCGAGCGCGTCGAGCCCGACCGATAGAACCGCCTGAGGAGGCACAGGCACATGGCAACGAACAAGCAACCCGACACGGACGCCGCGCCCGAGGCGTCAGCTCCCAGCGACGCGGATCTCGCCTTCGAGGCAGAGATCGTCGCGCGCCACCCTGGGCGTCGAATCGCTCGCTACGACTTCCCCGAGGGCGTGAGCGAGGCGCGCGCGGTCTACCTCTTCGAGCTCAAGGCGAAGGACGAGGTGACCGCCGCCGAGATGGCCGACGCGAACATGTCGCAGGCCGAGCGCCGATCGATGGCGCGCGCGATGGAGGCCGAGCGCCGCGAGGCGATCCGGCTCTCGATCGTCGGATTGATCGACGACAGCGGCCGCCGCCACATCGATCAGGCCACGCCGCTGATGGAGATCGACGAGTGGTCTTCGAAGAGCACCGCCGCGCTCCGCGCTTTCCACAGCGACCTCAACGGCCTGCCGATGGACGAACTGGGAAAGGCACTCAGGGGGGCGCGAAAGATCGGCGGCGTGCTTCCCGCGAAGGCGGCGCGCGCCGGCTGACCGCGAGCTGCAGGCGCGACGCACTCCGACGCTTCAAGCGCGAGTGGTGGCGTCTCGTCTGGCACGGGTACCCGTCGAGCTTCGCCGAGTACCTCGAGCAGACCGCCAACGAACGTCTCTTCGACCACGAGGCTCTCGACGACATCATCGACCGCTCCGAGTCCCCGCCACCACGTGACCTGCGCTGACGATGCTGAACTCGACGATCTACGACATCCGGCTCCGCTACCTCGTCGAGAACAAGGCGAGCTCGGGCGTTCGTGGGCTCACGCAAGACGTGCGACGGCTCGGCGACGAGTCCGGCAAGGTCACCTCGTGGATGACGAAGCTCGGCGCGGCCGCCACCGCGGCGTTCGGCGTCGCCGGCGCCAAGAAGCACCTGATCGACTTCAACAGCGAGGTGCAGAACGCGAAGATCGGTCTCTCGTCGATGATCGAGGGCAACCTCGGCGGGACGTGGGACGCCGCGACCGCGCGCGCGAACGCGCTGTACAACGAGTTCCAGAAGTTCAGCACCCTCACGCCCGTCACGACGCAAGAGATCCTCGAGTTCGGCAAGGCGGTCGCGGTCGCGACGTTCCAGGCCGGCGGATCGATCAAGGACCTCACGTCGATCACCGAGCAGGGCGTCATCGCCGCGAAGGCGTTCGGCTACTCGAGCTCGTACGCGTCGCTCGAGCTCTCCGAGATGCTCGCCGGCAACGTGAACAAGCGGATGATGTTCGCGAAGCAGCTCCTCGGGATCGCGAAGGTCGACGAGAAGGAGTTCAACGAGATGTCGGGCTCCGATCGGCTCGGCGTCGTTCAGAAGGTCTTGAACAGCGACGCGATGAAGAACGCCGCGAAGGCGTTCGGCGACAGCTGGTCGGGCGTGACGTCGACCCTCGAGGATAAGCTGCAGATCCTCGCCGGCAAGGTCGGCCTCCCGCTGTTCAAGGCGCTCACGAAGGAGGTGCAGAGCTGGTCGGCGTGGATCGACGCGAACACCGACAAGATCGATGAGTTCGCCTCGAAGCTCGCGAATGGCCTCGTCACCGGCTTCGGCGTCGTGAAGGACGTGATGTCGTTCATCGTCGACCACGCCGAGCTCCTCATCACGCTCGGCAAGGTGTGGGCAGCGGTGAAGATCGGCGGGATGCTCGGCGGCGGCATCGCAGGCGGCGCCGGAGGCACGGCTGGGAAGATCGGCGGCCTCCTCGCGTGGGGTCGCGGCGCGAGCGATCGCTTCGACGAGGAGGGGAAGTACCAGTACTCGCCCGCCGGCGCCGGTCGGCAGAACGTCACGATGAAGAACATCGGGGGCGCGCTTCCAATGCTCGGCCAGACCTTCGGCGCTGGCTACGCGATCGGCTCGATCATCAACGAGCACACCGGCGCGAGCGGTCACATCGCCGACGCGATGGCGCACCTCACCGGGCGCGTCGACGAGGCCACCGACCGCTTCGACCGCCTCACCAAGTCCAGCGAGATGCTCGAGCACGCGCAGGAGAAGGCACGGGGCCAGGGCGGTGGTGGCTTCCTCGGCACGACGTTCGGCGCGAACCTCCGCGGCTCGATCGAGAAGAAGAAGGGCGACGTCAACGCGGCCGAGGACTTCCTCCGCGCAATGAACTCCCACAACTACGACGTCGCGAAGGAGAAGCAGGCCGAGCTCGAGCGACGTGGCGTAACGGTCGAGGAGGCGTTCAAGGAGCGCGGGGCGCTGCAGTCGAATCAGAACACCCTCAACTCGGTGCTCTCGGCCGCGCTCGATCACTACGGCTCCGGCATCTCGAAGCTCACAGACGTCCAGGTCAAGGCGCTCGATGTCGCCACGGCGCAGCAGCAGATCATGGAGTACATGGCGCGCACGAACGACTGGCGCCACTACGCCAGTGGTCTCAGTCCACAGGTCGCCGCCGCGCAGGGGATGATCGATCAAGCCGTCGTCGACGGCATCTTGCGCAGCAACGTGCCCGACAAGGTCGCGAGCAAGCCGAACGTGAACATCACGATCCAGCGGATCGAGGTGCAGAGCGACGACCCGGATCGGTACGCGTTCGGGCTCGTCGAGGCCTTCCGCGACGCCGTGAAGAACCCGAGCGCCGCGGTGCGCGCGATCCGGGAGGGGTGAGATGACAGACGTCTGGACAATCACCGAGCTCCCTCGTGGCGAGGCCGCGACGCCGGGCGAGACGTTCGTGTGGTCGGCGGCGACGACGCCACCGACCGCGAACGGCGGCGGCCGCGCGGCGCCGCGGGCGCCCTGGACGTTCGGCGGCACGCAGCGCACGAAGCGCACCGACTACACCGGCGCGCGCACGCCGAGCGTGCAGGTGCTCGGCCCGTCGAAGAAGCCGCAGACGCTCGAGGGCACGTTCGACGATCGGTACAACTTCCCGGGCTACGCGAAGGCCGAGCAGCGCCGCCTCGAGGACATGATCGATCGCGGCAACCTCTGCCGCGTCTCGTTCCAGGGCCAGGCGTTCGTCGGCATCTTCACCGAGCAAACCTACCCCTACCGGCGCGACTGGCAGATCGGCTACTCGATCGTCTTCGACGTTCACGCGCGCGCCGAGGACTACGACATCTCGGACCGCTCACCCGAGCTCGAACTCTCGCCGGTCGTCACTTTCAATGCGGTTGACCTCGCGACGTCCGCGGCGCTCTCGTTCCACGACACGGCGCCGCGGCCACACCTCGCCGGCGACACGATCCCGAACACCGAAGCGAACCTCGCGCAGCTCGTGAGCGACGTCGACCAGCTCGGCCGCACGCTCGACAACCGCGAGATCACCCCGCCGGAGTCACCCGTCGACGGCTACACACGTCTCGCGACGCAGTTCCGGACCGTCCAGGGCTCCGCGTACGCGCTGCTCCTGCAGCTCGGCGCCGTGCGGAGCGACACCGAGCTCGTCGTGCAGACCCCGCTCGCGGTCCTGGGCTTCGAGACCTGGTCGCGCTCGCTGCGCTACGCGGCGCGCATCACGCTCGGTCGCGCTGCCGCCGGCGAGCGCTCGTGCGCGGCGCGCGCGACGCCGGACGCGCAGCGTCTCTATCGACCCTCACAGGGCGAGTCGCTGTACGCGATCGCGCGGAAGTTCTACGGCGCGCCGCACGCGTGGCGCGCCATCTTCGATCGCAACCATCTCACGAGCGTCATCCTCACGGGTCGCGAGATCCTCGTCATCCCGGAGCGCGGCGCGTCGTGACCGCGCGCCTGTTCTACCCGGGATGCCGCGCGATCCTGCAGGTGGTCCTCGACGACTTCGGCGCAGATGCGGGATCGAGCGACGAAGACGAGGGCGAGGCGCCGCTCGGTAGCCGCGAGCACCCGCTCGTCGTGCCCGTGCTCCCGAAGGCCGTCACGATCCACCGGAACAGCTATCGGCAGGCCGACAGCTACGAGCTCACGTTCGAGGCCGGCGATCTGCCGTTCGACCCGCGCATCATCCGCGCCGGCGAGACGGAGGTGTTCCTGTTCCAGACCGACGGGCCTGATCCGGCGGGACGCGTGCTGTCGCGCCGTGATCCGCTCGCCGAACCCGATCCGCGTGCGCAGGCCCCGCGCGACATCACCGACACGCTCGCGCTCGAGCTCGCCGCGCGCGCCGCGCAACAGCGCTTCACGTACAAGAACAAGCCGCAGATCGCCGGCCTCTGGGATCGCAGCGCGCTCGAGCTCTCGTCCGACGGCAAGTGGGTGACGATCAACGGCCAGGACTACACCGGCTTCCTCGCCGGCATGCAGTGGAAGCCCAACCCCAACGGCACCGCGCGGCGCATCCCGATCGGCAAGCGCGTCGACCTCCTGCTCGCCGACGTCCTCGAGGAAGCTGACCCGTCGGGGAAGCTGTCGATCGCGGTGCGCGACATCGACCCGAGCGCATTGCCGATCGTCGGAGCGAACGAGGTGCGCGGATCTCGGCGCGGCATCCCGGTCGAGCAGAAGACGAGCTACTGGGACGTCATCTACAACACCGCGACGCGCGTCGGTCTGATCGCGTACGTCGACGGCCTCGAGGTCGTGCTCGGTCGCCCGAAGACGATCAGCGCGAACGATGCGTCGAAGATCAAGCGCCTCGCGTGGGGGTCGAACATCGAATCGCTCAAGCTCGAGCGCGAGTTCGGCAAGGAGCAGGCGCCGACGATCGTCGTGCGGAGTTACGACCCCGTCGCGCGCAAGACGATCGAGGTGCAGTACCCGAACGGCCAGCTCACCAACCTGCGCGAGAAGCACAAGAGCGAGGTGAAGGTCCGCGGCACGCAGACGCGAGCGAAGACGACGGAGAAGCAGAAGTCGCGCGCGGCCGCGCACCCGCACAAGCACAAGACGGTCACGACGATCCGCGAGCGCGACGAGTACCAGATCATCCCGATGTACGGCGTCACCGACCGCGCGACGCTCGAGCGGGCGGCCGAGAACCGCTACCACCTCATCGGGCGCGCCGAGCGGCGGGTGATCGCGACGACTCGCGACCTCAAGGACATGCGCGCGAGCGACATGCTCCACATCACCGCCGGCGACGCGGTGACGATCGACTGGGACGAGTTCAACCGCGAGCTCCTCTCGAGCCCGGACGTCTCCGAGTCCGCGAAGGTCGAGCACCTGGTCGCACGTGGGTTCAACCGCGCAGTCGCGCAGCTGGTCGCGCGCCGCTACACGGCGCTGGTCGGGCTCGATCGTCCCCTCCGCGTGAAAGAAGCCACGCTCTCGTACGACATCGACGACGGCGTGAACATCGAACTCGAGCTGTACGACTTCATCATGGTCGACGGGATCCGTCCTGGTGATGGCGCTGCGGCGCCGACGCGCGGGGAACGCCGCGACGCGCTGCGGGACGCCGCGTCGCCGATCGGGTGGAGCGAAGCTCGACGAGAGGACCTCAAGCGGAGGCATCGCCCGTGACCGCGATCGCGAAGGCTTTCCGCGGTCAGCGCCCGAACAAGCGGCTCGACCTCACCGAATTCCGCGCCGCACTCGAGGACGGCAAGCAGTGGACCGCGCTCGGCGTGGTCGTTGCTCCAGAAGATGGTGGACCGCATTGGGAGATCGTCGACGGCGCCGACATCATGGTCGAGGTCGAGCTGCAGCCGACGCGCGACGTCGTGCAGGCGCGCCTCGCCGGTGGAATGTGGGTCGTGCCCGATCTCGGCGAGGAGGTCGCGGTGGTGCTCCCCGCCGGCGAGATCTCGTTCATGCCGACGATCGTCTGCATCCTCACGGCGAGCGTGCCGACCGGGCAGGCCCCGAGCCCGAACCGCATCGTGATCGCGCGCAGCGAGATCGTCGCGCACGATGGCGCCGGCGGCGCGGTCTCACTCGCGCTCAAGAGCGACGCGCAATCCATCGTCGACGCGCTCACGAGCACCGCCGTGCTCGCTGGGCTCGCCGCAGCGCCGGGCGACGGCGGATCGTCGTTCAAGACAGCGCTGCTCGCCGCGCTCGTGAACTGGCCGACCGGAACGTCGGTCTTCAAGGCGAAGTAGATGGGCAGCGTCATCTCTCCAGGCATCCCCGGTCCGGCGGGCGCGACGGGCGCGACGGGCGCGACGGGCGCCGACGGCGCGCAGGGACGCGACGGTGAACCGGGCGAGCGCGGTGCGATGGGGCCGCAGGGTGAGCAAGGACCGAAGGGCGAGCAGGGTCTGCGCGGATTCGAGGGCGAGGACGCGTCCGACCGTGGCGATTCGTTCGGCGCGATGCTCGCTACGAGCGCTTCGTCATCGCAATACAGCAGCAACTTGCTGTTCTTCGGTGATGGCAGCGACGGCGACGTGACGATCTCCGTCGACACCGACCTGACGCGGAACATGTACTACCGCAACCTGACCGTGAACACGGGGATCAACCTGCGCCCGCAGGGGTTCCTGATCCACGTCTCTGGCCTGCTCACGCTCACAGGCACGGCGAAGATCCACGCGAACGGCGGCAACGGCGGTAATGCAGCAAGCGGAACGCAGGGCGCGGCGGGCGCGGCCGGCGGCGCGAGTGGGTACTTCGGCGGTGGCACCGCAGGCGCGATCGGCGCGGGAAGCGGCGCGGCCGGCAACACCGGCGCAGCGTCGACGAATCCGCACACCGCCCTCACGTCAGGCGTCTCGGCGGGCGGCACCGCGACCACCGACGCGCCCGCGACAGCGGCGGCCGGCCAGGGTGGCGGCGGCGGCGGCGACAACGGGACGCACGCCGGTGGTGCGGGCGGCACAGTCGGCACCGCATTCGCGGTGACGTCGGGCAGCTATCGCGACTTGATGATTCGAATCGAGGGACGCAGTCGCTCGATCGCGGCAAGTTCGGCCGCATACACCGGCGGCACCGGCGGTGGTAGCGGCGGCAACGCGCAGGTGACCGGCCGTTCCGGCGGCGGTGGCGGCGGCGGTGGTGGCGTGATCGTGCGCGCGGCGAAGTTCACCGGCACCGGCACGATCGAGGCGCACGGTGGTGACGCCGGGAGCCCGTTCAACGACGGGACGAGCGCGGGTGGTGTTGGCGGCTCTGGCGGCGGTGGCGGTGGTTTCGTGCACGTGCTGCTCGGCCCGAACACGCCCGGCTCGCCGACGGTCAGCGTGGCCGGCGGAGCGAAGACCAACGGCATTGCGGGCACGAGCTCGACCGGCAAAAACGGCGCGCCGGGTGGCGCGGGCTATTCGACCGTCGAGATCTTGCAATAGAAAGGGAACACCATGGCAGGCAAGAAGTTTCGTTGCGGTCCGGTCGCGCTCACCAACGGGGTCGCCAACGTCCTCAACCCGGGCACGACGACGGGCGGTGTCGGGATGGGATCGAGCTACGGCAACCTCCGCATCACGATGCGGTCGATCCGCGCGACGAACAAGTCGGGCACGCCACAGTCGTTCTCGGCATGGATCGGCGCGACCGGTGCAAGCGCGGCCGGCTCCGAGATCGTTTCGTCGAAGGCCGTGCCCGCGAACGACTCGGTGATCATCCCGCTCGCCGACACGCCGCTCGACGTCGCCGACTTCCTCACGATGCAGGCGAGCGCGAACACGGCGATCACGGTCGAGATCGACGGCGAGATCGGCGTCGTCTGATCACACGCAATGCTGCGGCTCCCGATCTACCTGACGAACGCGAGCGGCGCACCCGTGACCGGGCTCGCGCTCGCCGGCGCCGACATCCAAGTGTCGAAGGCCGGAGGCGCGTTCGCGAACGGAGGTGGGACCGCACACGAGATCGGCCTCGGCGCGTACTACTACGAGCTCGCGACCGGCGAAGACGACACCGCGGGCGAACTGCTCGCCAAGATCGTGAAGGCCGGCACGCTCGGCTTCGACTGGGTCGAGCGCATCCCGGTCGTCGGCGAGTTCACAAAGTCGCAGCCGATCGCATCGCTGCGCCGCATCACGTTCTCGCTGCGGGACTCGAGCGGGACGCGTCTCGTCGGCGCCGCGCCCGCCGGCGCCGAGCTGCAGCTCTCCAAGAATGGCGCGGCGTTCGTGAACGGCGCGGGCACGGTGCACGAGCTCGGCGGCGGGGACTACTACTACGAGGCCACGGCGGCCGAGCTCGATACGATCGGGTTCTTGCTCGTGCGGATCGCGAAGGCCGGCGCTCTCGTCATCATGTACGCGACGCGGGTCGCGAAGTCAGGCTCGCTCGCGATCGCGAACATCACACCGGCGCGCGCGGCCGCGGGAACGCCCGGCGCGTTCTCGCTCGACTACTCGGTCGCGCGCACCACGCCGATCGAGTTCGACCTAACCGGGATCGACACCGGCGCGCAGATCTCCATCACGATGAAGCGCGCGGACCGCGATGAGACGTACGCGATCCTCGGGCTCGATGGCGTGTGGCGGTGGCCGTTCGACGCCCACTCGACGATCGGCGACCTCGCTGTCGAGCCCGTGCACGTGTCACTTCTGCCGCGCGACGGGTGGCCGCCGGTCGCGCTCGACTTCCAGGTCGCGCAGGCCAGGAAGGCACCCGACCCATGACGCTCGGATGGACGCTGCCCGATCCTCCCAACGGCGCCGTCGCGATCCCGACGAGCGACACGAACGCGCAAGCCGCGCTGTTCTACGGCGAGGACATCTACTTCGCGGTCGAGGCCGGCATCGCCGCGAACTACGTCGTGACGCCGGCCGGCGACTGGCAGGGCGTCAGCGGCGAGCTCGCGCTTACGCAGTCGTTGCTCCGCCGCACGATCACGAACCCGAACGAGTGGCGCACGAAGCCGAAGTACGGCGTCGGCGCGCGCGCGTTCCTCAAGGCGAAGGACACGCCCTCCACGCGCGCCGAACTCGAGGCGCGCATCCGGTCGCAGTACCTGCTCGACCCGCGCGTCGAGAGCGTGGATGCGGTGACGATCGCCAAGACGATCGAGAGCGGCGTCCCCGTCCTACGCATCAGCGTCTCGATCACCGCGCTCGGCCGGTTGCGCACCGACAAGCCGACCCGCGTGCTCATCACGATCCGCTGAAGCGTCGAACCCGGCTGATAGCTCTGATGCGTGCCCGTCGCGCCCTCGTTCGACGACCTCCTCGAGCAATTCATCGCCGAGGCGCAGGCGCAGCGCGCGACGTTGAAGTTCAACGACGGCGACATCACCGAGGCGCAGGCGCACGGCGCCGGCGCGATGGCCGATGCGGTGCTGCGCTATGGCGCGCAGGCCTTTCGCGACACCTTCGTCGACGGCGCGAGCGGCGACGCGCTGCGCGCCCTGGTAGACGACCACTACAACATCCAGGCCGAGCCGGCGACGTCGGCCGCGATCACACTGCGCCTCGTTCGCACGAGCGGCGGCGCCGGCGGCACGATCGTCGCGGGCACAACGTTCGCGACCGCGATCACCGCGGATGGCTCCGAGGTCCGCTTCACGCTCGACGCGCCGCTCGTTGTCGCTGCCGCTGCGAATGGCCCGTTCGACGTGGCCGCGACATGCACCGTGAAGGGCTCGGTCGGCAACGTCGCGGCGAGCACCGTCACGCGGATCATCGACACGCTGTTCGACGCCACGTTCTCCGTCACGAACCCCGCGGCCGCCGGCGGTGGCAACGAAGCCGAGACGGACGATGCCCTGCGCACGCGCGCGCGCAGCTTCTGGGTGACCTTGCGGCGCGGCACGCTCGCGGCGATCGAGTACGGCGCGCTGCAGGTCTCGAGCGTTCGCATCGCTCGCGCGACCGAAGATCCGGACACCGGGCTCGTCACCCTCGTCGTCTCCGATGCGGACGGCAACAGCACCGCGCAGATGATCAGCGACGCGCGCGCCGAGGTCGAGAACTGGCGCGCCGCCGGAACGATCGTCACCGTCATCGGTGGCTCTCCGCTGCTCGTTGACATCATCGGCACGCTCAACGTCGACATCGGCATCGACGCGTCCGTGCTCGCGCCACTCTGCGAGGCCGCCGCGATCGCCCGCGTGAAGAAGCAGCGCCAAGGCGAGCTCCTGTACCTCGACACGATCAAGGCCGCGGCGATCGCGGTCGATCCCGACGGCATCAACGCGATCACCCTCACGACGCCCACCGACACGATCGCGCCACTTCCGTGGCAGGTCGTCCGACCGGGGACCGTCTCCTTCACGTAGCCATGGCTCTCGACGCCGAGGAACAAGAGCTGTTCGACTTCGCGATCGCGGCGCTCCCGTCGTGGTTCACGAGCGATGAACGCCAGCGCGAGGAGCTCGCGGGCATGGCGAAGATGTTCGGGTTGGTGCGCGCCGCGCTCACGTACTGGTTCGCGCAGACGTTGATCACGGGCGCGAACGGCGCGGTTCCCACCCTGCCCGACTGGCTCAACCAGCACGCCGCAGATCGCGGCACGCGACGCCAGGCCGGGGAGACCACACCGGCGCTCGCTAACCGGCTCCGCAACACGCCCGACTCACTCACGTACGCGAGCATCCGTTCGGCCGCGCAGGCGATCGTCATCGCCGACGGCGGATCGGGCACGGTCGGCCTCGTCGAGCTCCCACGGTTCGCCGCGCACCTCGGCACGTACACGCCGATGACCGGGACCGGCGGCGAGTTCTCGGCGCCGAACATCAACGGCATCCAGCGCTTCACGCCGGCAACGGGTTGGCCGACGCCGCCCGTCGACTCCACGCACACGGGCTATCCGTTCGAGTCGTGGGAGCTCACGACGACGGGCGCCGCGAACCCGCTGAACGACTTCGCCGGCGTGACGATCGACGGCACGGACGGAACGCCGCCGCTCGACATCATCGACAACGCCGTGCAGTACTCGAACCCGGTCGGCGTCGCGAGCGTCGACGCCAGCGTGACCTGGACGGCGCGCAAGCTGATCCATCCGCCGTGGATCGCCGACGGTCACGCACGCGCGTTCATCGGTCGCGGCTATCGCATGGCGCGCACGCGACCGCCGACGATCGTCATCATTTTGCCGCCGACCTCGAGCGCGAGCTCGGTGACATCGGTGCGCGAGATGCTGCGGCAGAAGAAGGCCGCCGGCGTCGTCGCGCTCGTCGAAAGGAAGTCATGACCGCGACACCCGACATCTTCGCCCGCGTCCACTTCTCCAACGGCGAGGCGCTCGATCCGACCGACCTCGAGAACATCGGGGCGTTCGCACAGATGCTGGCGCTCGATCGACTCGTCGGCGCCTCCGTGCCTGCGATCCGTTCGTCGTTGCTCTCGGTGGAAAGCGCGATCGAGCCGCACTCGTTGCCGTTCCTGCTTGCTGCGAAGCCTGGGCAGGCCTCGCTCGTCCAGGGCTCGGCGAACAACAAGATCAAGATCACCAAGGGCACCGTGTTCCAGGCGATCGCGAACGTCGACGGCGCGACGCCAGCGATCCTCGCATACACGTTCCCGGGCACCGATGAGGTGACGATCGCCAACGCCGCCGGCGCCACGCCGCGCGTCGACCTCATCCAGGTCGCGCTCTCGCAGGTCGACGACTCGAACGAGACGCGCGACTTCGAGGACGCGACGACGCGCGAGATCACGAGCACCACGACAGCGAAGCGCCACCGCACCGCCTGCACCATCACCGTGAAGCAGGGCACCCCGAACGCGAGCCCGACGGTGCCAACGCTCGATGCCGGATGTGTCGCGATCGCGACGGTCGTCGTCGGCGCCAGCTACGCCGCGGCGAGCGGGTTCCTCTATGACGACACCGCTGGCGCGAACGCCGTCATCCACGATCAGCGGATGCCGATCGGCGTGCGGCCGGGCCAGATCGTTCAGGCAGCGAACGGCGCCAACTACCCGGGGGCCAACTTCACGGCCGATCCGGCTGGCCAAACGCTTCAGTGCACCACGCCGAGCACCATGTGGTTCCCGTGTCTGGAAGGCGATACGGCGGGACGAGTGATCGCTGCGTCGACCGTCGGCAATTTCACGGTGACGCAGAACTGCCGCTTCTATCGCATCTTCGCAGGGCCCGGCGGATTCGGTTACGGCTCGAATTCCCTGAACGAGTCGAACATGAACGGCTCCGGCGGTTCGGTTCTGAAGCGCCGCTCGGTGGTGAGCGGCATCTTCGAGACCCACCACACCCCGGGTGCTGGTCCTACCGTTCAGGCATCGGCCGACGGTGTTGGCGTTCCGATCTGGAGCAACGGACACCGCGGATGGGTCGATCCGTTCGATGTGACTCTCGACTACCAGACCTTGAGCACGGTCGCGTTGCTCTACAACGGCGCGGCCATGGGCGTCGGCGATCTGTTCTACCGCGCGCAGTTCTGGATCGCCGGCTAGTAGCTCGTCGGCGCCGGCGATCCGTCGAAGCTGGGTGTTAGCGGTTGGGGCGTGCCGGACGACCGCGACCGCCGCGTACCGAAGACGCCGCCCGCCGGCGTGCGCGCGCAGACCGCGGCGCCTCTCGATGAGGTCGCGCCCGAGGCCGAGACCAGCGCTGCGATCGAGAACCCGGAGCAGCGCCAGGCGTGGCGCGCGAAGCAACCGTGGGAAGACCGACTCGACAAGGTCGAGAAGAAGGCCGACAAGACCGAGCTCGCGATCGCGAAGATGGAGGGGCAGCTCGAGTTCCTCGTCGAAGGCCAGAAGGCCAGCAACGAGGAACGGCAGGCGCGCCGCGAGCGAGAAGAACGCGAAGCCACGCAAGCGCTCGAGCGCGCGAAGCTGGTCGCCGAGCAACTCGAGAAGGCACGTGAGCGGCGCGCTGCGACGTTGCGCGCGTTCCTCGCAATCCTCGTCCCGCTCGTCACCGCGATCGGCGTGATCATCGCTGTCATCCTCGGCCGGAGCGCGCGATGAGGACCAACCTCGTCGGCCGCACGATCACCTATGACGCCGGCGGTCGCGTCATCGTCGGCGAGATCGTCCTCGTCAGCTACGCGCCAGGTGACCTGCGCATCCTCGTTCGCGAGCGTGGCGGTGGCGCGCTGCGCTCGGTGCCGTCGACCTCGTTGTCGACCGTCGCGATCGATCCGCCGGAGTCGATCTGATGTCACTCGAGAAGGTGCTCCACGACGGACACGAAGTCGTCACGCCCGAGGATGTCACCGACCACGCGCTCCTCCCGCGCCTCTTCAGAATCCTCGCCGGAGAGGTACGCCAGCTCGGCGGCGAGGTGCGAGCGCTGCCCGCCGTCGTCGACACGCGCCTCGAGAAGCTGTTCGACCGTCTCGTCGACCGCCTCGTCGAGCGACTCGACAAGCACTCGCGACGCCTCGACCTGCACGACGAGCTCCACGAGAAGCACGAGCGTCGCTTCACGAAGATCGAAGCGGCGCTCGCCGCGAAGCCCAAGCGTCCACGACGCCCAACACGAAAGAAGCGCTGACCATGTCCGAACCGACCACATCCACGACGACCGCTACCTCGACGTTGAAGCCTGGATGGAAGACGACCGAATTCTGGCTGTCCCTGCTCGCCGTCGTGCTCGGTGCGCTTCTGACGTCCGGGCTGCTCGCCGATGGCTCGCAAGCAATCCGCATCGTCGGGCTCGGAGCGACGGTGCTCGGCGCGCTCGGCTACACCGGTGCGCGCGCGATGTTGAAGAAGGCGCCGATGCTCGCGGTCTTCCTGCTCGGCGCGGCGGTGATCCCGAGCGCGAGCGGCTGCACGAAGGGCGCCGCGATCGCAGCGGGCAAGAGCGTCGTCGATTGCACCAAGGGAGCGGCACCCGAGCTCGTCACCGAGTTCTCACCGGTGCTCGAGCAGCTCATCTCGCGCGCAACCGGTGGCGATGGGCATGTCGACAAAGCTTCGGTGCTCGCCGGCGTGAAGAACTTCGGCGTCGACGTCGGCGGGTGCGTGCTCGCGACCGTCGTCGCGCGTGCGCTCGCGCCCGCGCCGGCCGACCCGAACGCGCCGAAGTCCTCTCCGCTCATCGCGGACGCCGCAGACCTGCGCTCGATCTTCGACAGCATCCGCACGACGCGGCTTGGCGGCGCGACGTTCCGCACGGACGCCGGACCGCTGTGATCGCGAACAGCGGTCCGGCGATCGCGAACGGCTTGCTGATCGACGGCGCGCGCGTGCTCGTACCCGGGTTGACGATCGTCGGGCCCGGCGACGACCCGTCGTGCATGCTCGACCCGGGCGACTACGCTGTACGCCCGCGCGTCGGCGACGTTCGCCAGATCATCGTGCACAGCACGAAGGGCGCATGGCCGATGCCGATCATCCCGGGCGCCGGCGCGGGTGGCTACGCGAAGAACACCGCCGACTACTGGTCGAAGTCCGAGGAGGGCAAGAGGACGCACGGCGGCGCGCAGCTCGTCGTCGACGACAACGGCGTCATCTGGTGTCTGTGCGACCTCGCGCGGATCGCCGCGTATCACGCAACGACGAGTAACATGTGGTCGATCGGGATCGAGATGTACCAGCGCGGCGACGGCGGCGTGCACGAAGCGACGCTCGTCGCGACCGTCGCGCTCGTCGCGCACCTCTGCGAGTGGTTCTCGGTGCCGTTCCAGATCCCGTCACGGGTCTACAACAACGACGCGATCGATCGGATGAAGTTCAACGGCGGCCCGGACATGTACGGCGTGTTCGGCCACCGCGACAACGCGTGGGACTTCGAGCGGCACACGAGCTCGCGCGGGCGCGGCGATCCGGGCGACGAGATCTACGTGCGGCTCGCGGTCGCCGGCGCCGAGCGCTTCGACTTCCAGGCGCACGAAGACGTCGCGGTGTGGAAGCGCCGCCAGCGCGCTCTCAACGCACGTGGTGCACAACTGGTGGAGGACGGCGCACCGGGGCCGCGCACGATCGCTGCGATGCGCGCCGCGGGCTTCCGTAGCGGCCGCGAGATCCCCGCGTAGACGATCGGACCACGCGTTCACTTCGGCGCGCGGTTCGAGAACGTCGAGCGCGTTCGGCTTGTCTGGCTACCCGATCGGCAGAGCGAGAAGGTTGTTGGTGAAGACACCGTCGGCCTTCGTCTGGATGAACTTGTGGCCGAACGGGGTGGTGCGTGCCTCGACGGCGACGGTTCGAATGCCCTGCAGCACGACGTATTGCTGACCCTTCTTGATGGCGTCATGGACGGCTTCGACAGTGAACCAGCCGTCGAGCCACGGGGTGCTCGAATTCTTCACGTACACCTCGACGATGTGCTCGTGAAGCGTGCCGACCTGGCCGAACTGATCGCGGCCCATCCTTCGTTGAGTGATCGTGTTCATTGCGGCGTTGCCGTAGCGAGAGCCATGCCGGACTCTCGGCGACGCACGCCGAACTCGCCCGTGCACATCGCGCCGATCCCTACTCGAGCGGCTACGCCGGGGGATCCCTCCAAGTGAACAAGCGACGTCAAGGCCTAGAGTGATCAGAGTAACTGGTTGAACCGGTTGGAGTTTCGGTATCTCAATCCACATTCAATCCACAGGAAGTACACCTGTGACCATATGATCTAAGCAGCCGACTTGTGGATCTTTTTCGGGTCAGATGAAACAGGATGCTTGGCTTCGTTTCGGGATCCGGCATAGTAGGGACGTGTCCACAAACCGCACCCACGACCTCGTAACTTCGGCGTTGCGAAAGCGCTTGGAGAAAACGGAGTCGCGCCTCCGCGATCTCGCTGAGGCGCAAGCGCGGGAGCAGGCGCAAGTGCTAGCGCTCGAGCAGGCGATCGAACGCGCAAAAACCCTCGTGAAGGTTGGCGAGGTTGGCGGCCTTCGTCACAAGTCCGTGGTCGAACGACTCCGTGATCTTTTCGCCGCGTGCGAGGACATCGGTCTCTCTTCAGCCGAAGTAAGCGACATCCTGAAGAACGTCCCTCCGGAGACCGTGCGCACCGGCCTGAAGCGCCTCGTGGCAAACAACTACCTCCGCTACGACGCCGGCTTCTACGTGCTCAACAAACGTCCACAGAGCGAGGGAGGCTAACTACCGGCCGGCGACGCGTCGTAGGGCGAACGTGACCATCGAGAGTTCCAGCTCTCGATGGCCCGAGGGGGGCAGTCACTTGTCCTCGGATGCGAGTCCAAGAGCAGTATCTACCGATCCCAAGCGATAAGGTTGTACTGCAGGCGGGGTCGTCGTTCAAGTTCGCAACATCAAGGGACGCTAACCCCTCGCTCCAACAGGAGGTTGCTCGTCATGAAGACGTGCAAGACCTGCGGCGAGCAGATGGTCTTCCGCGCGTGGTACCGCCACGCGGCCACGGGCAAGATCATCCGCGCGTCGTGGTACGGGATCCGGGCCTTCCGCTTCTGCGGTTGCCGGTAACCGTCTAGGTCACCCTTCCCGCCGCCGGAACGGGGCTTGAGACGCGCCCGGCAACAGAAGCGTCTCGAGGGGAGGAGTTGCAGTTTCGACTGCGACTCCTCCCCTTCTCTTTCTTGTCCTTCACTCACCTTCGATCTCTCGATCGAGAACAGGAACCACTCAATGCGTAACAACAACCTCTCGTTCGGACTCTCCGTCGCCGGCAACGTCGCCCAGGCGATCCAACTCCACACCACCACGACACAGCTCAACGCGGCGCGCGCGGCCGAGGCCACGCTCAAGCTTCAACTCGACGGAGCGTATCGCGCTATCCGGGCGCTCGAGGTATCCCTCGCGAACGAGTCAGCGCGCGCTGACCACGCGAACGCGTGCGCGAACCGTGCGGGGATGATCGTGGCGAACCTGCACGCACAGCTCGGTGCTGCTCACGCGCAGCTCCGTGACGCACACGCGACCATGGAAGCCATCCACGATCAGCACATCGCCGAGATCACCGACGCGGCGGCGCAGGTAGCCGTATCCACCCTCGCGCAACAGCGCCAATTCGACGCCGCAATCGCCGTCGAGCGCGCCGAGCGCGACCGCATGGAAGCACGGACGCGCGAAGTAGAAACGCGCGCGCGCGAAGGCGATCAGGAGATCGCGCGTCTGCGTGCGCGCGTGGCCGAGCTCGAAGCCGCTGCGCCCGAGCGCTAGATAAGTTCGCGATCGCGTATACGCGCACGAAGCACGGCGACCTTCGCGTCGACCGTCCACGCTACGAACTGCTCGATCGATTCGCATCGAAGCTCGGCGGCGATCGCGCGCCAGTCCTCGAGGTGATGTGTCTCGAGCGTCAGGGTGATCGCGGTCGGCATCGGCAGGTCGTTGATGTCCATACCGCCGTCATCGGCCCCGCGGCGCGAAGGTTGCGAAGAAAATCGCGCGGCTCGGTTGGCTTGATCGCCCAGATCCGTGCGATCTCGCTCTCTATCTCCGCGATCGTGAAGCGGCGCCCGTGTTCGATCGCGAACTCGATCGCGGCGACCTCGCGGCGGCGAAACTCCTGCCACTCGGCTAGCAACCGCGGGTAGTCGCGTCGATACGCGCGATCATGCTCGATCGCGGCAAACATCTCGCGCTCGAGTTGGTCGCCGATCTCGAACCGCCGGCGCTCGGCGACCATGTACGCGACACCTTGCATCGGTGGCGAGGTTCGGCGTGCCGCGTCGAGTTCCTCGCGCGTGACCGTGAACGTGTCGCTGTACCTCGTCATCGTGATCTTCACGCGGCCGTCCGCACGCGGCGCCACGCCGCGTGCTTGCACACGTTCGAGCAGAACTCGCGGCGGCGATTCGCGTCGTGCTCGAGCTCGCGACCGCACATGCCGCACGCGCGCCGCGACAGCATCGCAAGTGCGCGCACTCGCAGAGGGACTACGTCGACGGTTCTAGAACCAGGACCGTTTACGAGAACGAGCTGCGCCCCCGAGCGCCGCTCCTCTGACGGCGCGGCGGCGAACGCGACCGACATCGCAAGCCGCAAGCGGCCGCGCTCGAACACGACACCGCCGCGATCCACGAACGTTCGCAGTACCTCGGCGCGCAGCGGCGCCGGCGCGGTCGCGGCGACCTCGCGCAACCGTCGCAGCGCTGACTCGGCGTCCTCGAGGCGCACGCGCGTCGCGACCGTTCGCGCGATCGCGAGCTCGGCCGTCGCGAGCTGGGCGCGCACGGCGGCACGCTCGCGCCCGATCGCGGCGAGCTCGGCGTCGAGCGCTCCCTCGCTCACTGCGCCGCGGCGGAACCGCGACATCACGACGGTCTCTACCTTCTCGAGTCGCGCGAGGTGGCGCTCGGCGGCGGCCGCGTCACCGGCCCACGTCGCGCCGTCATCAGCGCCACGCGCGCGCTCGGCGACGACGGCGGCCGCGAGCTCGGGCTCGGCAAGCTCGGCGATGAACGTTGACCATATCGCCGCGTCCGCCTCGGCGCAGACGACGATCGGCGCCCGGCACGCCGCCGCGCCGTTCCTGATGCTCGGACGCCCGAACTTCCGATTGCGGCACACGTACGCCGCCGGCGACATGCGGCCGCGGCGCTGCGGGGTCGCGGAGCGGATCAGCATCGGCGCGCCACACACGCCGCACACGCCCAAGCCCTCGAGCAGGTAGTCGTGTCGCGTGCGCCGCAGCCCGCGCCGGCGGCTCGCGCCAAGCGCCTCTTGCGCGCGCTCGAACGTGGCGACGTCGATCAGACGCGGGACCGCGATCACCTGACGGCGCGCCTTGTTCGCAACGAACTCGCCGATCAGGTGTCGACCACGCACGATGCGGTAGACGGATGCGCGGTTCCACGTCGTACGGCCGCGTGGTCCTGGAACGCCGCGGGCGTCGAGGTCGTCGGAGATCGCCACGCACGACTCGCCATCGGCGACGCGCGTGACGATCTCGACCGCGATCGGGCCGGTCACCTGGTCGATGCTCCACGCGCCGCTCGAGCGGTCGTACGCGAGCCCGTACGGCGTGGGACCGGCCGGCTTGCGGCCGCGCGCGATCGCGGTGTCCTTGCCGGCCTTGATGCGCTCGCGATGCTTGCGCACCCACTCCGCAGCGAAGAACGCGTTCAGCGAGCTCATCAGGTCGCCGCTCGAGGTCGAGAGGTCGATCAGCTGGCCGGTCGACGTCGCGATCTTCACGCCGGCGCGCTGCAGGGCGCCGAGGATCGCGCCGCGCTCGGCGAGGTCCTCGCTTCGTGTGAGCCGGTCGACATCGACCACCACGACGACGTCGAACATGCGCGCGCCGGCGTCGCGAAGGAGCGCGGCGAGCCCGAGCCGCGCCTCGAGGTGACCCGCGCGCGCCGTGCGGCCGTCGTCGACGTAGGTCGTCGCCGGCGCGGCGAGCGTCCAGCCCTGGCGCGCGATGTATTCGGGAAGCACGCGCAGCTGCGAGGCGATGGTCTCGCGATCGCGTTGGATCGCCGAGCTCACGCGCGCGTACACGACGGCTCTCACGGCTTCGAACCCTCGCGCGGAACGTCGCCGCTGTCGAGCAGCTTCATCAACGCCGCGAGCTGGCGCTGTCGCCGAACAGGATCGAACACGAGAACTTTCTGCGTCTCGACCTCGGTGATCGTTGCGCGCGCGATGCGCACGGGCCTGTTCGCCGGCGCAGTCACGAGGCTTCCGGTGCTTCGAGTTCGACCTTCGCGGATCGACCGTGGCCCGCTGGAATGTCACGCACCTTCGTCCAGCCAGCCTCGAGATAGCACTTGCCGGGCTCGCTCTTCTTCGAACGCCGCGCTCGTGTGGCCTCGATGTCGACCTCAGTGCGCAGCGGAACCGACGGAAGCGCGCCGTACTTCTCGCGCCACCTCCGATATGTGAGCGACGTCGCGCGCTCGATCAGCAGGCTCGACAGCACGCCGCTCTTGTCGTTCCGGAAGATCGAGTTTCGCCACCGCCAGACCTCGCGGAAGATCCCGAACACGACTCCCCACACGGCGCGCCGGTTCGCGGCGACGAGCACGAGGCAGCGACCGCTCGCGAGAAAGCCGTCGGCGCCGACGGTCTGTCGCGAGTAGTGGCCGTCGGCGAGCTCCGCGCCGATGCTGTCCTCGCGCGGCGCCTCGGACCACAGCTCGTCGATCGGCCAGTGGATGGCGAGCTGCGCCCTCACGCGAACATCTCCAGCTGTTCTCTGCGCCGATCACCGATGCGCGTGCGGTGCCACTCGAGCGCCCACGCGAGGCAGTTCGCGCAGTTCTTGTGCTTGCCGCCAACGCACTCGGGCATTTGTATCTTGCGGCGCCGCGCGACGAAGCTCCACGCCATCGAGTCTGCGCTCGCAATGCGATCGCCGAACAGCCGCAGGCCGTCTGACTTCACGCCGAACGCGTGCACGCGGATGCCGAGCGCTGCAACACCCGTGATGATCGCAGCGCCCTCACGCGTCGCCTGGCGACGACAAACCGAGCCGACGCCGACGCGATCGAGAGTTCGCAAATCGACGCCCGCGTCGGCGTACATCTCGACGTGTCGCTCGTAGTCGTCAAGATGCCACCCCTGAACGACCGGCAGCCACGAGATCCACGGCGCGATCCGCACGAGGTTCGTGTAGCTCTCGATCGTCCAGAGCTGGTGATCGCGGATCGCGAGCCCGGTCCGCTCGAGCATGAACGGCTCGCACATCATGTCTCGGCACGCGGCGAAGTCAGGCGGCGAGCCGGCCTGATCGGCCCATGCGCTGACCTCGGCCGCGTAGACGTTGTCGGACCCGGTCCAACGACCGTGGACTTGGAGCTGCGAAAAACCACCGCTGTCGATCGCCCACCGGCCTTTGGCCTTCGGGCAACGACGACGTCTGCGCAACGTGACGGCGGAAACGAAAAGCGGCACGTCGGTTAGGGGCAGCCAGTACGGCCGATGTGTGCCGAGATAGAAGACCATCGCCAACAACACCTCGATCCACGTCACCGCGCCCTCGCCATCGGCACGCGCTCACGCCGCGCCGCGCGCCGGCACGCGAGCCAGTCGTTGAGCGCCGGCCACGCGCCGACCGCGAGCCACAGCGCGGCGACGATCACGGTGCGCTCCCGAGCTCGGCCTCAGCCTCGGCCATCGCAGCGTTCAGCTCCGCGGCGCGCGCTGGATCGCCACCGCGATCGGGATGCGCCTCCGCGATCGCCTTACGGTGGCGCGACTTCGCGATCGCGAGCGTGTCGGCGCGCTCGAGCGCCGGCCACTCGCCGCCGAGCACCTCGCGCCACGGTCGGTGTGTCGGCGTCGCGATCGTTCCGCTCGATCCGGGTGGCAACGCAGCGAACCCGGCGAAGGCGCGCTCGACGACCTGCGACGCGCCCCACCGATCGATGCCGTCGAGAGCTGCGAGCGACTTCGCGATCGCGCGCATGTTGTCGCTCACGCGGATCCAGCGGTCGCACGCGAGCACGCGCTCGGTGCGCGCCTTGTCGATCTTACCCTCGAACCAGTAGACCGCGATTCCTGGATCCTCGACGGGGCCTGCGTACGGAAGCCCTTTCGTGTTCAGCGGGAGCTGGCTCGTGATGACGATGTTCGCGCCGCCCCGTCGTTGGAGTCGGCGGATGATCGCGTCGCGGTCCTCGACGAGACTCGAGACGAACTTGGGGTATGTGCGCGACGAGTACTTCGTGCGCGTCCAGCCCTCGGGCCACTGCAGCGGGAAAGCCGACCTCACCGACTACCTCCGACGGAACGCTCCGCGCAGCGCTGGGCACCGACCACCTCCGCGAGAGCGCGCATCACCTTCGGTCCAGAGCACGAGCACGTAACGTCTTCGGGGCACTCGATCCAACCCGGCTCGACGCTGTCGCACTTTCCGCATACGAGGCCGGCAGCCTGTCGATCTGTGTCGTGATACGGGCACTGATCTGGGTAGTGAACGGCCACGATTGCATCGTCGGCGCTGTTCATTACTGCGGTGATCGCGTCTTGGAGTTCGCGCACGCGTGCGACGAGTGGGTTGTGCTCGCACGTGAGCGTGTGCTCGCGCACCTCGGCGAGCGTCATCTTCGGCGTGGCGTCCCAGGCTTCTTGACCTCCGCCCGCGGCATCGATGCACCACCCGCAGACCTGTGGCCCCTCGCCGTACTTCGGACGGTTCTCGTAGAGCTCGCGAGCGAACATATTCGTGAGCAGCGCGATCGCCTCACCATCCGTGAGTGCCGCGAGATGTTCGGCGGTGATCTCGTCGACGTTGCCGGGCAGCTTGTCGAGCGCCGAGTCTGTGAGTTCGATGACGATCGGGCGAGCGCGATCGATCATCGCGATCTCGTGCGATGGACGTTGCTTCTGCTCGGTCACTCCGGACCTCCCTTCTCGTGTTTCTCGGCAACGTGCGCCGACTTCCTGCGGTTCGTGCGCTGCGCGCGATTCGCGCGCTCGGTCGTGGCTTGCACAACCTCTTCGCGCGTCACGAACGGAACTACGCGCTCGATCTGCTCGGCGTCGAGTTCGAGCAACGAAAGGTCGGCGAGCACCGCGAAGCGACGCGCGCACTCGCGGATCACCGCCGCCGGATCAGTGCCGCACGGCAGGTGCGGCCACGGGCGCCCAACGACGAGCAGCCGGATCTGCTCGAGCTCGATGTGGCCATGCACGACGGCTCCATGCAGGAGGTCGCGGTCGCTCACGATCCACCTCGACGATCCTTGCGATGCTCGGCTGCGTTCGGGCAGTCGGAGAAATGCGACTTCCACCGCTGCGGCTCGACGGGAGGCGCGGCGCCGAGCTCGAGCTGCGCGGCCGCGGGCTTGTACTGGATCGCGTTGCCGTTCTCGAGGACCCACGTGCCGGCGGCATCGCGCACGAACGGCGCGCGCTTGCCGCCGATGGTGATCGCCCACGCGATCTCGGCGCCGCACGACTTGCAGCGGCCGAGCGCGAGCCCGCGGTTCAACGCCGGCGCGGTCACGACATGACCTCGCGCTCGAGCATGTCGATCAGCTTGTTGCTGAGCTCGATCGTGGTGCGACCGATCTGCTCGTCGGTGAGGCGATCGCGTCGTGCGTCGGTTGCGAACTCGACGGCGATCGCAATGTCAATCAACGCGGTCGCCAGCGCACGCGTGATCGCCGGCGTGAATCGAACCCCATCCATCAGCTTGTCCAACCAGCTCGCGAGGAACTGATGAAAATACGCGCTGAGCTTCGCGACGCGCGCCTCCTGGTCGTCGGCCGGGGTGACGAGCACGGTCGCCTTCAGCGTGCCGATACAGCCGCGGCCGCTGCGATCGAGCTCGGCCTGCGCGAGCTGCTCGAGCTTCTTGGCATCGCCGTCGTTCACTTCGCACCGGCCTTCTTCGGCGCCACCGACTTGCCCTTCGCGTCGGCCGCGGCCTTCGCCGCCGACGCCGCGGCCTGCTTCGCGAGCTCTTGGGCCTTCGCCCAGTCGGCGCCGAACAGGTCGCACGCCGTCTTGAACGCCTCGAGCTCGCCGCGGTAGCCGGAGCCGCGCTCGACCGCATCGCCGATCACCGCGAGCAGCACCTCGACGAGAAGCGAGAGCACCTGGCCGGCGGTGCGCGACTTCTCGAGGGCGCGCTCGAGCATCTCGCCGGCGTCGCCGCCGCCGAAGCCACGGCGCTCGGCCACGGCCTCGAGTCGCTCGTAGTCGACGTTCTGCGCATCCTCGAGGACACGGGTGGTGATCCACCGCAGCGCGGCGACCGTCTTCTTGCCCGCCTTCGTGGCGACGTCGGACGAGACATCGAACGATGCGAGGTCGTCAGCGATCTGCGCGAGCACGTGCGAGAACGCCGCTTCCTTGATCGCCGCCTTCGCCTTCTCCTTCTCGCGCTCCTTGCGCGCATCGGCGTCGTTGCCCGAGGACTTGCTTCCCGGCTTCGTTGGCTTGTCGAGCTTGCCGGCCTCGGTGAGCACGGCGATCGCCGCGGCCTTGTCGAGCAGCTCGACCGGCGCGCCGCGCTCGTCGCGCGCGAGCACGCGCGGCGCCTCGATCTTCTTGCCGAGCAGCTTCTCCCACGTCGGGACCTTGCCGGTGCCGGTGCGAGCGCTCGCGGGCAAGAGGTCGTAGGGCACCTCCGCCGTCGGCTCGACGTACTTCGCGTTGTAGCCGCGCGCCTTCTCGTGGGTCTCCTTCTCGGAGAGGACGGGCATCGCCTTCGCGCGCGCCTCCTTCTCGCGGATCTTGTAGACCGCGTCGAGCTTCGCCGAGTAGCACGACGGCTTCGTGCAGACGTCCGCGGGCTGCGTGAGGTCGGGGAAGAGGCCGGGTTCGTTGCCGGAGCGGTGCGGGCACGGGGCGCACGAGCCCGCGCCCGGCACGAGCTCGGCGTCGAGCGTATCGAACGGCGCCGACTCGAGTCGAGTCGCGTACTTCGAGTGGATCAGCTTCTGGAATGCACGGAACGAGAGCGGCAGCTTCGAGCCGGTCGCGTAGCCCTTCCGCTCCGACGTGTCATCCGGGACCTGCTCGTGGTTGAAGCCTTCGTTCGCGAGATCGTCGTCGCGGTACTCGTTGCCCTCGGCCTCCTTGCCCTTTAGCGCCGACCAGTCGCCGACCGCGTCCATCGCGGCGAGGCGCTGCAGCTTCTCGTCCGGTAGGCGCGCGATCAGCTCGGCGTGCGACGCCGGAAGGCGACCCGCGGCCATCAGCTCGCGCGGGAGCCCGGTGAGTCCGGCGAGCTTGATGCGCCCGTAGAGGTGCGCCTTGCTCTTGCCGGTGCGCGCCGCCAGCCGCTCGATCGTGTAGTCCGGCTGCTTCATCAACGCCGCGTACGCCTCGGCCTCCTCGATCGGCGAGATGTCGACGCGCATGACGTTCTCGATCAGCTGCAGCTCGAGCACCTGCTCGTCGTCAAGATCCTCGACGATGGCCTGGATCTCGGTGAGTCCTACGCGCTGCACGGCTCGCCACCGACGCTCGCCGTGCACGATCTCGTAGCCGTTGTCGTCCTGGTCTTCGACCGGGCGCACCTTGATCGCGTTCTGGAGTCCGTGCGCTCGGATGCTCTCGCCGAGCTCGATCAGCTTCGCGTCGTCGAAGTGCTTGCGGGGGTTGGTCGGCGACGGGCGGATCTTGCCGGTCGCGATCGAGATGATCGTGTCCATGTGCTGGCTCCTTCGGTCAGCTCGCCTTGCGGCGGCGTGCCTTCATGTCTCCGTCGGGCGACACGGTGTATTCGGTGGTCGAGGTCGTCTCGGGGCGCGTCGCGCCGTCGCGCGCGCGGATCAGGTCGTAGATCTTCTCGGTGACGTGGGTGATCTTCTCGCCGGGTGCGAGGCGGCCGCGCACGGCGTCACCGATCGCCTTCTTGGTGATCTCCATCGTGATCGCGCTGTTCGCGAGCTCGCCGTCGTACAGCTCGGTGAGCACGGCGTGCGCGACGCGACCGTCGAGCACCTCGTTGCCGGCGCGCTTGAGCTCGCCAAACCACCGCTCGGAGCCGTCGTCGTCCACACCAAGCGGGATCGGCGTGAGCTTCGCGTATGCGAACAGCGCGGCCTCGACCTGCTTGAGCGCAGCCTTCGCTGGCGCGAGCAGCTCGTACGCGCGCAACGCGCTCTCGGGCGTGAGCGGCTGCATGTACGGGACCGGCTGCGGGTCGCCGAGGACGTGGCGCACGAGCGCGGTCTTCGCCGGGCAGTGCTGGCGTGCTGGGCAGTAGCGACACCACCGGCCCTCGACGACGTCGGGCACACCACCCGCCATCACATGGTCGCGTAGCGAGTAGACCTCGACCATCGCGCCGCGGATGCGGTCCGCGACCGCTTGCAGTCCGAACACGTCGAGGCGCGCGCGGAACTTCCGCACCGACCCGTCATCGCGGATGCGGATGTACTCGAGCTCGGCGGCGTCGCGATCGAACGCTCGCGCGAGCGCGAGCGCGCCGAGCCCGAGTTGCAGCGACTCGCCCGGATCGGGCAGCCACGCCGCGCCGCTCTTGTAGTCGCCGCAGTAGACCGCGTCGGGCGCGACGCCGGCGACGTCGATCGTGCACGCGACCTCGCAACTGTCGTCGATGTCGTACGCGCGCTTCGCCGCCGGCTGCAGGATGCGCGCGGTGTCGTTGCGCCAGTTGTACGCGACCGCGAGCTCCGGCGTGAGCTGTAGCTGCTTCGCGAGCTTCGCGAGCTCGATGTCCGCGCAACGATCGCGGTGGTGCTTGTCGACTTCGGTGAGAGCCTCGTCGCGCCCGACCAGCGAGCAGCGCTCGAGGAAGCTGTGGATCGCCGAGCCCTTCGGGCGCCCGTCATCTTCATCGTCGCTGTCGCCCGAGTCGTAGATCTGCGGGAGCGCAGCGCTCGCGTTGCAGCGCACGACGCGATCGAGCTGCGAGCCGGTCGTTCGGACGATCACTTCTGGCCGCCCTTCCTCTTCAGCTCGGTGCGACTGTCGGCGAACACGCGCGCGAGGTAGTCGCGCTGCTCCTTCGACAGCGCCTTGCTCGAGCCGTTGATCGACGTGCGCGCGATGTCGTTGAGCAACTCGAGATCGGTGGCTTCCATCATCAGCGCCACGATGTCTTCGACCTCGGAGTTGGTCATTGCTTCGGGTTCGCCTGTCGTCGTCGGAGCGGCCGTCGCAGCCGGCGTGTTCGGGTTCGCGCTTGGAGCGCTCGGCGGCGGGCTTGCCGGTGGCGCGCTCGCGCTCGCGGACTGCACGAGCGAGATGGGCTCGCTCACCGTCTTGGGTGGGCGCGGCGTGCCGAGCTCGACGCCGCCGGCGATCGGCGTGAACGCGTACTCGGCCGGCTCGAAGTCCTCGGCGGTCGACACGCCGAGCACGATGTCCGGGTAGACGTCGTCGCAGAGCCATCCGAGAGCGCGGTGGCCGAGCATGCGCTGCGGGTAGAGGCGCCACGGCCCATCCTTCTCGGTCAGCCCGGCCGCCTTCGCCTCCTGGATCGTGAAGCGCGAGCGACGCGGATCTGTGTCGCCCTGACGCATCGTCTCCCACGTCACCGCGGTCGGCGTGTCCTCGATCTTGCGGAAGTACTTCGCGGCACCACGCTCGAGGCAGATCGCAGCCTTCGTCTTCGCCTCGAGAGCGGGCTTGCCGTTGACGATGTAGATGCCGCGCAGCGTGGCCATCGGCGGCAAGCCGAGCTCAGAGCCCGCGAGCAAGATCGCGAAGATGTCGCCCTCTTTCCCACGCAGTCGATCGGGTAGGAATGACGACATCGCAAGCCAACGCGACAGCTGCATCGCGCCGTCGAGCGAGCTCGGCACGAGCGCGAGCGCCTTCGGGGTGGTTTCGATTGGAGAAATCTCGATCGCGGGGCGTGCGGTGGTCGGCGCGCGCGGCGCCTGGTGGTTCGTGGCCATGGTGGTTCCTTGCGGTCGGAGGTGGGGTGGAGGTCGGTGTCGGGTCGCTCGCCTACGCGGACTTCGTGTGCGTCACGCGGCACGGCGCGCAGAGCACGCCGTGCGTCGCGGGACCGTGCGCGTCGCCGTTGATGCACCGCCCGGCCGAGCGGCGCCGATCACGGCGGTGCTTCGCCTTGATCCTCGTCGCCACTTCGGTGCGGTACGGGTTGGGGCTCATGCGCGCCTCGCGCGCGGCTCGAAGTAGACAGCGAGCGTCGCCGCTAGTTCTCGAGCAGCTTGATCGACGATCGCCTGCAGAACTCCGTACGACATCGAGTGCGCAGCCGCTTCGCGTTCCTTCGCGCGGTACTCGACGGCGAGTTCATCGCCACGGCGTTTCGCATCGAGGACCGCGTCACGAAGCTTGCGCTCGATCTCTCGCAGACGAGCGATGCCATCGCGGCGACGATCGCTAGCGATGCTCACGCGTGCCTCGCGCGCGGCTGCGCCACCATCGGAGACGGCGCCGGCTTGCCGGAGATCAGGTGCTCCACGGTATCGAGCACCTGTTGCGTCAGGCGCTCGATCAGCGCGAGGTGGTCCGCCGTCGACACGATCGCGCCGCCGTGACGCGCGAGCTTGATCACCGACGCGACCGACCCGCGCACGAACGGCTCGATCAGCGCGCGCGGGAACGGCGACACGAGCATTGGCGCGTGCTCGGTAAGCAGCTCCGCGAGCGCGTCGCGGTCCTCGGCCGAATCGAGCGCCAGGTGTGAGCAGTGCTGCTCGATCAGCTCGGCGAGCGTCACGCTGCACCTCCAAGAGTGCGAAGCACCTTGCGGATGTCGCTACGCGCCGAACCGCGACGCACGCTGACGCGGATGCCGACGAGCTGCAGATCGATGATGTCGATGCGATCGTCTCCTGCCCTGCGCGTGATGTGCGGCTCGGCCGAGTCCACATCCACCGTCGCTGCGAGCCGATCGAAGATGGCGTCGTCGAGCGTCACGGCCATCGCACGTGGCAGGTAGCCGGTGTTCGCGTAGAGCTCGGACTGGAACGCGGTCACGGCCGCGACGAGCGATTGAGTGACGGTCTTCATCGCTTACTCCATGCAGCGAGCGCGTCACGCCGGCGGCGCATGTCGCGCTCGCTGGGGACGACGATCTTGGGTTTGGGATCGCGCGGCTGGAACGATGGCGGCAACTTCTGGTGTGTCGGCGCGCTCCGATCGCGGAGCAGCACGATCAGGATGAGCAACAACCCGACGAACAGCAGCGAGCTCGCCGCGCCCGCGACGAAGGCCCACGCGAGCGGATGTGCGCTCACGAGACGACCTCCATGAACGGCTTCGCGCGGTGGAACGAGATCTCGAGACCTTCGATGACGCTGGCGAACAACACCGAGAGCGGGCGACCCTGGTGCGCCTTGAACGTCGATGCGGTGATCGAGAGCGAGCGCGCGCTGCACCACAGGCGGAACGCGTACTCCGACATCCCGTTCACCTCGAACATGGCGAACGTGCCGTACGCGACGGGGAGCGGCTTGCGCTCCGGCATCTCGTTGACGTCGACGGCAACTTGAACAGCTCGCTCTGCGAGCGCCGCGATTGCGTCGAGCATGCTGACCGTCGCCGCGATCGCGCGCTCCTCTGCGAGTGCGGCACTCTCGGTGGTCGGCGCCGGAATCACGACGCCCTCCGCCACGCGCGGGGCCACCGCGCTTCGCACAGCGGTCGATCGTCGTTGATGATCTCGAACATCGTGAGCCCGTCGTCCTCCTCGAGGCGCTCGAGGCGCGGACCGAAGTCGCGCGGCCCCGCGAACTGAAACGCGGAGTCCTTCACGTGCTGGATGTGCGCGGTCATCAGCTGCTTCGACGCAGCGACGACGCCGCACAGGCACGTGTGCTTGCCCGTCGACTCGATCGTGATGCGATCGTGACCCTCGGGAAGCAGTCCGCTCGTGAAGACCTCGGTGCAAACGCCTGCGGTCGCCGTCACGACGCGACCTCCGCGAGCTCGACGGGCGGCTGCAGCACGCCCGCGGCGTCGATCTCGAGCTCGGCCGCCGAGGCCGCGAGCTTCTCGGCGATGAGCTTGTCCTTCTCGCGCCCGCTGCGCGCGGCGGCTGCCGCGGCGTTGAGCGCGGCGTGATGGATGCCGAGCCCCATGCGCGAGACGAACGCGCGGTAGCACTGGCAGTGGAACTGCCCGCGGATCTCCATGCACCGCGCGTGGCTTTCCGGCGCGCCCGGCGGCGCGAACATCTTGGCGTCGGCCTTCGCGTGCTGCTTCGCAGCGGCGCGCTCGCGCTCGCTCAGCGCGATGCGCTCGTCATCGTGGTGGGCGCGAAGCGCGCGCTCGGACATGCGCGCCTTGCCGCACTCGCAGTGCCAGACCCCGCCGACGGTCGTGCAGTGCACGTGACCGTCCGGCGCGTTGCGAGCAGCGAAGCGACGGCGCTCCGGCTCGCTGGTGTTGTTCGGCATGTCGACAAATTATGTCGGCACACCATCCACGTCAATCAGAAACCGACATTTTTCGTCGTCATCGTGGAAGCTCGCGAATCCGCTGATCGATCACGCGAGGCGGGACCGCGAAGCGGCTCGCGAGCCGATCGACCATGTCCAAGTACGTCTCGTGCACGAGCGGGTCCGTCGATGGCCAAGCGGTGACGACCCGACAAAGGCGTTCGAGCGGCACGAGTAGCTCGTCGGCGAAGCGGTCGCAGCGCAGCTCGCGATCGCGCGCATACGGACCGCAGTGGCCGTGACCGTCGAAGATGACGTGTCCGAGCGCGTGGGCGATCGCGTGGCGTTGCTCGGAAGTCGGGAGGTCGCGCCGGTACACGATGACGTGCGGAGCTCGGTGCGAGCGCCACACGTGCTCGTGCACCACGACAACATCATGCACGCCATCGGGGAGCGTCCTCCCTGTAACGCGCGTGCCTGGAAAGCACACGGCGATGATCCGCTTCGTCGAGACGTGTGCACGTGTCTGCTCGGCGCGGCGTCGAAGCGAACTTGCGATCTGCCTGATCGCCACCCTGTCGTTCGGCCCCACCTTCAACGCCAAGTCGTGTACTGCCACGTACAGAACTTATCGAAGTAGTCTGACGTGAATCTGGCTTCTCGGCACTCCCGGAATGCCTGCAACTACTTGCGCTTGGGCTTGTTCCGATCGCGTTCTGCCTTATCGCGCCGCTCCCGCACCTCACGCACGAAGGGTTCCATGATGCGATCGATCGCGGTTCGTGCCTCCGCTGACAGGTGCTCCGTGCCAGGGCCTCCCAACCAGTATTCGCGCGCAGGTTCTAGCTTGGGGATCGGCGTCGAAGTCGGGTCGGCGAAGAAGTCGCCTGGTTCGCACCCGAGCGCGCTCGCCAGCGCCTCGAGCGCAGAGACCGAGATCTCCTCGTCGCCGTCCTCGTAGCGGCGGTACGTCTCGATCGAGATGCTTGCCATGTACGCGAGCGAGTGAACGTCGAGCTTGGCGGCTTCGCGGAAGCGGAGCAGGTTGCGACGGAACTTCTCGGCGGTGGGCGTGAGTTGTGCGCGTGCTGGTGGCGACTCTGACCAGTTCTCGTCGGTCGGAACGGGTGAGATCGAGATCTCGCGACCAATCTCGGCGGCGTACTTCAAAAGCGCATCGCGCATCGTGACGAGGCCCTTGACCGAACGATCCTCCGAACCCTTCTCGTTGCGAAGAACGGTGTTGGGATCGATTCCCGCACGCGTTGCGAGATCCGGACGTGACAGGCCGAGCTGCTCGCGAATGCGTCCGAGGTACTCGCCGTACGCGACCGGAGGGCGCGGAGCGCGAGGTCTCCCGGGCTTATTCGACATCGGCAACCGCAACGCTATCGCCACCTTGCACGACATCCTTCGTATGCCACTTGCGCACTTCCGACATTTTCCGTAGGACTCTATGCATGGGTCTTCCGAAGCCGATCCACGTGCGTGTGAGCGAGCACGTCAACCTCGAGGGTTTGTCAGCATCTGAACTCGCTCGACGCCTTGGGTGGCACGAGGCGCGCGCGCAACGCATTCTCCGAGGCGAAACCACGATCACCGGCGACGACATCGAGGCCATTGCGAAGGTGTTGCGCAAGCCGGCCGGCGATCTCTTCTTCAGCCCGCGCGCGAAGAAGAACGCGGCGTGATCTCAGTGCACGAACTCTCCGAGCGGGAAGCGTGCCTTTCCGCTCGGACCTTCGCACTCGAAGTGCGTGAAGCCGACGCGCACCGCGGCGCGCAGGATCGGGGCGTCGTTGTTCACCTTCCGCAGATAGTCGCGATCGCACTGCGGCATCCGCTGTTGCAGCACGCGCGCGCAGCTGTCACCGATCCGCAGCCCCTGATCGTGCGGCGACGGTTCGCCGTCGGCGGGCTTCGTGAGCCACGCATACCGCTCGTCGTCGTGGCTCGAGTCGCACCGCGCGACCGAGGTGTTCGGGTTGCTGTAGCAGTGCCCGAAGTACATCACCACGATCAGCCCGACGATCGGCAGCGTGATCGCAGCGAGCACGATCCCGATCTTGCCGAGCGCCTGCCCCGCCGTCTCGGGCTTCTTCGCGCTCGCGGGTGTCGGCTTCGGTTGCCCCGGCATCTCGTACGGATTCACGCCCACGACTCGACGGTAACTCGTGATCAACGCGCTGTCCGCGTGCGGGTGCGTGCGTTCTCCGTACGCATTCGTACGCATCGAAATCACGGAGGAATCTCGTGACCAAGAACGTGCGCGCCGCGGCCGCTGTGTCGCTCCAAGCGCTGCTCGACCTCCCGCCAACCGATGAGGAACGCCACGAACTCGCGCTCGAAGAGGCTCGCGAGAAGAAGCGCCAACACGAGCTATTCACCGCCCTGACCGGCGCGATCAAGGTCGCGACGATCGCGATGGGCGGCAACAAGGTCGTCGCAGGCCAGCTCGATAGCGTGTGGGGTGGAAAGGAGTTCGACCGTGGCGTGAGCGAGTCGAAGTACCGCGCATGCCTCGACGACGACACGCGCAACTACTTCCGCATCGAATGGCTCATCGAGCTCGCGCTCAACCCGGACGTCGCCGAGGTGCTTCGTCGCATCGCCGACGGCAAGGCCGAGCTCGAGGCTGACGAGGAGCGCGACAACCTGCACGAGATCATTCGCGAGCGGTATCCGAAGGACGCCGGCGGGATCATTCGTCAGGCGAGGTCGATGCGCCGGAAGGGAGCACGCCGGTGAGCGCCGAGCACGTGTACCTGATCCGCTGCAACGGTTCCGTCGAAGGCGAGGAGTGCGATGCTGTCGCCTTCACCACCGCGCCGCGCGTCGATAGCGCGCGCGATGACGTCGCGAAGGCCGGATGGTCGCACGAGCTCGTGCTGCCGCGTGATGGCACTCCGAGCCAGCGCGCCGTGCGATCGTTCGACTACTGCGAGGCCTGCACGGCGCTGCGCGCATCGCGAAAGCGCGGTGCCGCGTGACGTGCGAGGTCTGCACGCAGCCGGCGCTCGTCGGCAACGTGCGTTGCCTGCGTTGCTGGCGTGCGTGGTGGTTCTCGGTCTGTGTGCGCGCCGATCGCGCACGCGAGGAAGCGAAGGCGCGCCGCGCCGAAGGAGCAGCGCCGTGACCGACAAGACGAACCCGGCGCACTACACGCGCCTCGATCCCGAGCCGATCACCGTGATCGAGTCGTGGGGCCTCGGCTTCCACCTCGGGAACGCGCTCAAGTACATCGCGCGCGCGGGGCACAAGGACGGCGTCGACGTGAGCGAGGATCTCGCGAAGGCGCGGTGGTACATCGAGCGCGAGCTGTCGCAAGGCGGCACACTCCAACCCGCGACGGAAGCGCTGCTCGAGCGCAACGAAGAACTCGAGCGCGATCGCAACTGGTGGCGCACGAAGGCGCGCGAGCTCTACGCCCAGATCCGCGACCTTCGTCGTGATCCGCTCGATGCGCTCGCGTGCGAGCAGCTCGCGGCGCAGCCGGATGCGCTCGCCGCCGAAGTCACGATCGCAACGTCAGCGACAGTCGCTGCTCTGGATCGGGGTGATGACGATGACGACGACCGTTCCGAACGTCCTGGCGGCCTCGAGGAGGCACGCGAAGGTTGCGTTCTCGGCGAGCGATGCTGTTGCCCGCATCCGTTCCACGGCTCGGACGAGTGCTTCGACGCCGACTGGGCCGACCGCTACTTCGCCGAGCAGGACGAGACCACGCCAGCGCCGGTCGAGGACGGTCTCGCAGAACTTCGCGACGCACCGGCGACCTCGCCCGCGCGCGTGCTTCTCGACTTCGAGATGCCGGACGTCGGAGGCGAAGGCTAGCGATGGACTGGTCGAACGAGATCTACGTGCGGCTTTACACGCGCGAGACGGACGACGACCTTGCGCTGTCGTGGGAAGCGCTTGCGCTGTGGCGCGCGATGCTCACGAAGTTCGATCGCTCGGGATTCATCGCGACCAAGCGCGGCGCGCGCGGTCTCGCGGCCGTCGTGCGGATCCCGGCCGATGTCGTGGCTCGAGCGCTACCCGAGCTGCTCGATGACCGGCGGGTGTTCGAGGTCGCTCGTAGCCCAATCGGCCCCGGGTATTACGCCCCGAACTTCGTTGCTGCGCAAGAAGCGTCCAAGTCGGACAAGCAACGGCAGCGCGAGTCCAGGATTCGCCGAAGTACGCAGACTCTCGATGGTGACATCACGATTCGTGACGGCGAGATCACGATTCGTGATCAGAACGTCACGTCCGGTCACATCGCGTCACAACCTGTCACTCTTAGCTTAGCTGAGCATAGCGAAGCTGAGCCGAGCGGGTCCCGCGCGCGCGCGCCCGCGCACGATCCTCCCAGTACGGAGTACGAAGAGGCTTCGGAGGTAGTTCCCGAACCTGTCGCGCAGATCGCGACCACGCCCGGACCCGACTTCGCGTGGAGGAAGCTCGAGAACGACCT